GAAATAGTAATATTAGCAGCAATCTGGTTGAATTGCTTTTTATATACATACACTTCATACCACTCACCAAGGTTATCATCTATAGCCTTGTAACTATAGCTGAATATTATACGACTTGCATCTTCTTTTATGAGAGCAAAGTCTGTTCTGTTACCACATACTTTATTCATAGTTGTATTGTTTTAGTTACTGAACCGGGCGGGCCGAAAAGCCGTCGAACCGAAAGCCGTTGCCCTGCGGCCAGACACCATCTGAGCGGAAGCTCAGAATCCTGCCGCCCGACTCTGAGCCAAGCGAGGAAGCCCAGAAGTAGCCGTACGCACCACGGTCGTACCACGAGGAGCCGTAGCCGCCGCCTGAACAAGGAAAGAATAAGGTCTTACCATTGACCGTGGACTTTAGCAATAAGCCAGTGACTCCGTTCACCGTCGTCAGCTTGTTGTCCTGAGCGACAGGAATGTCATCGCCGTTAGCGTCTATATAGGTAATATAATTGAACAGTTCTCCGAACTCCCCCATTGTCGGCAGACGCCACGGAGCACCGCAGTTCACACGGGCAGCGTCAAAGCTTGTACTGATATCACCCGTCAGCGCAGCACCCTGAGTGCTGGCATACGGGCCTGCATTGTCAGTACCGAAGTCATAGTCAAACGCATCTTGTGCATTCGGGTTATGGCCGTCAACGTTGCCCCATGAGAAGAAGCTGCACGCATACTGGTAGATACTTGCGGCGAAGCCGTTAGGCTGCGTCACGTCGATATTCCGTGTGGCCCACAGCGTACCGCTGGGCAGACCCATATCGACATAGAGGTCGCTGGGCGAAGCACTCTGCTCCAAGCCGGAGAGTGAAATAATGTTGAAGTTGGTGCCGTCATACTGCATCACAGCCGTCATGCCAGCATTTATGACACCAGGCTGAATATTACCCCCGCCAATCTTGATGGCCTTGGCTCCCGTCGAAGAGATGTTCAGCGTAGCGTCTGGCACACTGATAGCCGTTGTGAAGCGGATAGCCACGATGCCGTTGGTAAGCAGAATGAAATTACTGATGGTGGCTGTACGTGCCGTGGTAGTGGCGGCGTTTGAGCTTGTGCCGTATGCCGTGCCGATAGAAGCCAGATTGGAGATAGTCTTTTGCTTGTCGGCTATCTCTAACTCCAGTACAGCAAACTTTGCTGCTGCCACCGTGGTTATCTTCTTTAACGAAAGTGCGAGTTCTCGAAGTTTTATCTTCATGGCTACTAAACTTTTGCGTACAATAATAATAGGTGTGGCGGCAAAACCACACCCATGTCTTTCAACTGATCTTAGGCGTCGGTCAGCGAATCGTCGAACCCGGAAGCATCGAAAGCATCCTTCAAGGCTTTCTCGGCCGTGTCGGCGACGGTCATGTTCGCCGGGTTGTAGCCGAACCACGACAGGATTTCCCCGTCGGTCACCACGTTAAGGTCCGAGGCGATATGCTCTTCCTGCTGCTTGCCTGCCACACTCTGCGCACCTGCTGCGGCATTGGTGGCCAGTGCCAGCTCCAGACCGCCCGACGTAATCGAGAGACCGTTGGTGTTTGTACCGAGGACGAGGCTAATCTGGTTGTTGCTCACGCTGATGGCGCCGTTACCGCTGGTGTAGATGTCTATCAGCTCCGTCAGGTTCACGCTCAGATACTCGTTGGTGGCTGTGCCCGATTTGACGTTGACGGTGAAGATGGCCCACAGACCTGCGGCGTTCACGCCTGCTGGCGCTTCGTATGTCGTGACGGCATTGCCGTTCTCATGGGTAACGAAGAACTTACCAGTGTCGGCGCCCTCGCCCTCAACAACGGTGCAGCGCTTGACGCCCGTAACAAGGAAGTCCTTGGGTATGTCAATCTTACCGATAAGGTTCTTACCCGTTCCGGTGGCGACAACCTCGTTCTCGGTGCTCACGCCGATGGCTAAGATGTAGGTCTTCAGATAGCCACTCGTCGGCGTTCCGGCTTCAATGAGGTGCACTTCCGAGGCTTTGATGCGGTCCTCGGTGTATCGCTTTGCTGTCTTGCTGATTTTCTTCATGCGCAAGGCCAGCTCTTTCAATGTTATTTTTGTCATAACAGGCTGTATTTAAGGGTTTATATTATTATTCTTCTTCGTCCGGTCCGTAAAACCATCGCTCTATGTCTGCGTCCGTCAAGTCGCCCACAAGCTCACGGTACAGGTCACCTGTAATCGCGGCAGCGGCGGCAAGGGCATCCCCGGCAGCGTTACGCGCCTCTTCTACCAGTCCCTGCAGCTCACTCTCCAGCCGTGACAAATCTGTGATAGCCTCCGGCGCAAGCTGCTCATGGCCTACCGCCCCCGGTGCTATCTTCTCCGCCGTCACCGCCTCGTCGGCAATCTTTTCGGAAGTGATAGCACCATCGCGTATATCGTCACGCTCAACCAAAGGAATCTTGTGGCCGAGGTGCAAATCTTCATGCCCAAAGAACGGGTCTTTATTCGGATTGAGCTGCTGTTCTGCGAATGTAGGCATATTCTATATTGATTGGTATGTCGGTTAGGAATATCTTGATATATCGGCTTTCAGTTGCGCCGTAGATTCTCACATTAAACTTCGGTCCTTTCCATCGTGTAATGAGTGCTTTCGGCCACGGGCCGTTTTCCGTTTCGCTTTTCTTGATAACCAACCTACCTTTCTTTGGTAGGGTTACTTCGAGCCAGCAGTCATTGTCTATACACAGAGTTTCTGAAACCCATGCGTTGTCCTGTTGGCTCCAAGCACCTGTTATGGTTATCATCTCACTCATCCTTCTGTCCTCCCGAGATTCATCTTGGCTATTGCCAACATATTGGTTGCTCTTGCGTCGTTATAGGCACTCAGTAAGAGGTAAGCAAGGTAATAGATGAAACTTGTCTTGGCTAACGGGGGAATGGCAACGGTCTCATTCTCGTTGCTCGGGTCTGCAACGACGGTTAAAGGGCTGACGATGCAGGTAAACTCAAACTTCTCTGCCGACGGCCAACACTCCAGTTCTTTCCTTGCTTTCTCGATTAAAGCAGCCTGCGGCCTGTCTGCCGTGGCATAAGCTGATGTAGGGTCGTGGAGTTTCAGATAATCGTCGGAGTCCTCTGCAATAAGCGTCTTACCGCTCACGGCCCTGTGCCATGTATTACCTCTTACACGGATTAGCTTAATGAAGTTAGCCGGGAGTACAAAGCGGTTAGATGCTACGCTCGAAGGTGCGCCGTCGATAACACCTGCTTGGTTGTCGTTGACTGATGATGACGGTGTAATGCTACCTTCATAGACGATTCCTGTGTCTGAACCGCCCGTATCTGTTCCTGTAAGTAGCTCTGCAGGGGCATACAGACACACCCATCTGAGTGCATCACCTATCTTTGACACGATGATATGGTTCATCAGTCCCGTATCGGTCTTACCGCCGTCAAAGTCATACGCCGATGCGTTGACAAGATTAGCCACATTAACAGCTTCCTCGTCAATGCACCAGCGTACCGCTTTAATAATCTCGTTTATCTTCATGTGACTTAAACGATAGCAACAGCCTTAACCTCGGTCCATGCGCCTGTGGTCGTTCCCGTAGAAACATACAGCTTCTGTGTCGAGGTGTTGAAATACAGAAGGTTCTTGGCAGTAGGCTTGTTGGCCTCGGTTGTCAAGTCCTTCGTTCCCTGCTGAACAATGTTGTCAATCTTTGCCGTCTGTGCGGCGTCGGTGGCGTTCTGTGCGGTCTGCACTTCGAGCGCCTTCAATCGGTCTCTGTAGGCTCCCATAATTATTTGTCTTTGTTAAGTGAAAGATTCGGGAAATCATATCCCCGGCCCTTGGCGTATGCCAAAGCTGCCTCGGGGCGCTGATAGACCTTCTCCAGCTTGGTAGCTACGAACTCCAAGAGCTGCTCGGGAGAAGTAATGTCTTCAATAGAGGTGGACTGCTTTTCTACGGTCTTCTCGCCGCCCTCGTCTGTACGGACAAGAACAACATAACCATCACGGAAAGCGTCGCTCGATTCAAGCAAATCCTGGGAGTATTGCGATTTCAGCATAATCGTCGCAGGCTTACCTGTCAACGGGTCGCCGCCGGAGAAGTTGAAACGCTGGGAGTTACCAGTCTTTCCGCGGAGTACCATGCTGCAGTTCCTTAGCTTGCTTGTCAGTTTGTATGTCTTAATCATAACTTGTTGTTTTTGAAATTAAAAAAAGCACGCGGGCAGTGGACTTACCCACTGCCTTTGTGCCCATCGGTTATAGTTATGCTGCGATGTCAGTGCCGGTGTACTCTTCCCACTTCTCGCCGTCGTAGATGTAAACCTTACCCTTCTCGTAGGTTACATCGGGGTCGTCGTTCTCACCTGCTACGATGTAGTCAGCGGTAAGGGCAATCTTCATGTTGGTAGCCGGAGTGTCGGGCAGCTTGTTTGCGCTGACGATGTAGTTAATGACACCCTCAGACATCATATTGAAGATACCACCCTCGGGGCCTACCATGATAGAGTTGTAACCCTTCAAGGCAACGGCGTCGGTGTCATACTCCCAATGTGTCTTGGCAAGACGGATGTCGCCTGCGCCCTTCGACATATCGTTGGTACGGCTCTTAGTACCCTCCTTGATGTAGTGAACGGCGTTATCCATGTCGAGGATAAACATATAGTCGGCCAAGCCCATGAAGTCGAGCGTCTGATCCCAAATGAAGTTAATCTCACCGAAGGTGTCCTTGAACTTCTTGAAGGTCAAATCGAACTCTGACTCTACGCTCATGTGAATCTGGCGGTTCTGTCCGGGATTGATGTTCTCCAGACGCTCGATAGCGTTCTTACCGCAGAAAGCGAAGGCGCGGTTAGAGGTGGCAAAGTCGGTGAACTGCAGCTTAGACAGAGCAATAAGGTCGCTCAGAGTGTACTCGTCGCCAATGGCGTAGTGGTTGGGAATCTGTGACATCAGACCCTCAGAATAGAACACGTCCTCTACAGAACCGTCCTCATTCATACGCTTACGCTTGGCCTTGACACCGAACCAGTAACCACGCTCTACGCGCATATCGTCCTTGATAGAGGCATCTTCCAAGAGGTTGGCAACCTTGACGGGATACTTCTTCTTGGCAACCTCGAACTCATCGGTAAAGGTGACGTTCCAACCGTGCTTCTGCAGGTAGACCTCACGCTCACGGGGCTGGAAGTTGTCGGGAGTAACGAGAAGCTGGCTCTCACTCATAGCGTTCCACATACCGACGATGTAAGCACCGGCAGCGATGGCGGGAACGGTCTGATAGTCGTACTCGTCGCCCGTCTGACCCTCTGTTGCGGCAGGGCCGTTGATAGCCTGCAGCGTTACGCCGGTCTTGTCGCGCTCGATAACCTCCAATACGAGGAAGTTGCCGTCGTGCTCTGACTGCGAACCGGGTTTGAAACCACCCATAGAAGGAATGGCAAGCAGGTCGTACTTACGGAACACAAGCAGATTACCCGAGAAGTTGCTCTTGGTAAGCTTGATGGTTGCACCTGCGCTGATGTTGGTCGTTACGGTGCCGTCCAGAGTCTCACCGCCTACACGGGCGTGCATGATAGAGTAATTGGTAACGCTCTGCGTCTTTGATACGCGGCTCAGAATACGCAGGAAAGGAACCTTATAGGGGCGAATCTGAGTAATTTTCTCTTCACGCTCCTGGTCCTCCAAACCACCCTCACGAATCTGGGTGGCAGAAGCCTGCGTACCTGTCAAGTCCTGACCGGCCTTGTCGCCACCGGGCATCTGACGGTCATTTACATCTTCGTCGGCAGGCTCATGGTCTGCGGCGGGATCGGCCTGCTGCATATTGTCGGTAGCAGGGTTCTCAATAGTGCCGACAGCCATTGCGCCGCCGCCACACATGATTGCGACTACTGCAAGCATATAGCTCAGCACTCGCCAAAAGGAATGATACTTTTTCATGTTGTACATTGTTTATTAATAAATAATGAATTAGGAATTGCGTTTCACGAAGTCCATCAGACTCTCTTTCTTGTTACCTCTCGGAGTCGCGTTCTGACCGCCACCCTGCGAGAACGTGGGAGGCACTTGCTTCTCTTCGAAGTTCTTCACTTTGTTGGCGTGCTTCTCGTTACGCGCTTGGATAGCGGCTTCCTCTCGGGCGTTTGCCATATCCTGGTCGTAGTTCATGGCGTGCATGATGGCAGTCCAAGTGTCCTTGCTTACCTCTCCACTCCATGCTGGGAGCCAAACTTCATCCCAGAAGTACTCCAGCATACGGTTCTTTTGCTCGTCGCTGATACCGTACTCCTGCTGCAGAGCGTCAAGCGTCTCGATGCTGTTGGCGATGGCGGCGTCTTTGGCGGCTTCTGCGGCTTCACCTTCGGCCTGCCGCTTCGTCCATTCGCCGAAACCATCTGTCACCTGCTGCATCACTTCGGGGTCATCCAAAGCAGCCTTGATGTCGATGCCGTTCTTTGCCATCCACACAAGGGGGTTTTCCTCATCGTCCTGCAGCATAGCACCAAGCCAGCGGTGCTTGTCGAGAATACCGGAGAGTTTCTTACCGCTTTCTTTCAGCTTGCGGTAACCTTCGCGCTCTTCGGCCATACGGCCATAACGGGCTTCCTTATCCTCAAAGTCTACGTCGGGATTGTCCTCGCCAAACATTGAGGCATACTTGTCGCGGTTCGGGCGCGGTGCTGGCTGTTCAACAGCAGCATTATCAGTAGGCTGGGTCTGCACCTCGGCCTCCTGATTCACCTTTTCTTTGTTCTTTTTGTCCATAATAAAAAGATTTACAGCGCAAATATCTGAAATTCTGAAAAGGTCTTTTCCTCGTCTCGGACAACACATTTTTAGATATTGCTAAATAAGCTTAATTACTCAATAAGGCAAAATCTACTATCCGAGACGAGGAAAACCACAGACCGCAAAAACCTATCTTTGCCCGCATAAATACAGAACTTATATGGCCAAGATTCGTTCTCTGTCACAGGTAATGCCGCATGGATTGCACGACTCCGTAAAGAGCCGTAAGCAAATGCGCACTACCGATATAGCTATACATCGCCGCAGACACCAAGACCACGACCTTTTCCGTCGCTGCGAACAGGCGTGGAACAACAAGGAAAACATACGACGAACCCGTGAGCGTGTTCTGAAATATGTCTACGAAGACCAGTGGGGCGATATTATCGAATACAAGGGCGGACACATTACCGAGCGTCGCTATATTCAGCGAAAGGGTAATGTTCCCTTGCAGAACAATATCATGATTTCCATACAGAACTCTATCGTTGGTCTGTATGCGAAACAAGCTGGCGAGCCTAACTGCTTTGCCGTCAAGAAGGATGGGCAATGGCTCTCTGACATGATGAGTGCCACCATGCAGACGAATTGGGTGAAGACCAAGCAGGCCGGCGCACTAAAGAATTGCTTTGAAGATTATATCGACGGCGGTGTGGCTGTCGCCCGAGAAACTTATGACGAAAGAGACGGCAGGCTTGACGCTTGGACGGACTTTATCAATCCTAACTACGCTTTTTGGGAGGCCGGTTCTGATGTGCGCATGACGGACTTGCGCATGATAGGCGTCTTGCATGATGTAGCACCCGGTCAGCTTTACCGTCAGTTCTGTAATCGTCAGTTTGGTTGGACGTTCGAAGAGATTAACGATGTGTTCAACATCAATTCCGACGAGTACCACCGCTTCTATCGTTCTTCCAACCTGCAGCAGAATGAGCAGGACAAACTTGATTCTGTCTCATTTGAAAAGCCGTCTGACAATTCCCTTTGCAGACTGATTGAGGTTTGGACGAGAGAATCGAAGACACGCTATCAGTGCTACGACCCCATCGCAGAGAACGCTGACGAGGTGGAGTATCGTGTGGAGATTAAGGACATTTGGCACGTTCAGCAGGAGAACCAAGAGCGCATCCGTCAGTGCCAGGAGGTGGGTATGCCCGAAGAGGATTGGCCGCTTATTCAGTACGAACTGATTGAGGATGAATATTGGTACTATACCTTCATGGCCCCCGATGGTACGGTGATAGCCGAGGGTGAGACACCTTACGAATCCCATTCCCACCCCTTCACAATCAAGCTCTATCCCTATATCAATGCCGAGGTACACCCGTTCATGGGTAACATCATCGACCAGCAGCGATACATCAACCGCCTTATCATCATGCACGACATGGCGGCTCGTTTTGCAGCAAAGGGCCTTACCATCTTCCCCGTAGAGAATATCCCGGACGATATGAACAAGGAGGACATTGCAGAGGAAATGACGGAGTATGACGGAATCTTGTTTATTCAGACCAACAAGATAGACCCGAAAGTACGCCCCGAGGTTATTTCCCACGGTGCTGTGCAGATTGGTACACAGGAACTCCTGCAGATGGAACTCAACCTTGCAAGGGATATTACCAACGTATCAGGTGCGCTTCAAGGCAAGACACCTTCTGCCGGTACGTCAGCAGCGCGTTACGCACAAGAGACGCAGAACGCCACCACGTCACTTGCTTCTCTCTTGCAGGACTTCACGCAGTTCACTGAGGACATTGCACAGAAGAAGTGCATGATGATTAAGCAGTACTACCGCAAGGGACGCTTGGTTACCAACAAAGACAAGTCGGCTCTTATCGAATACGATAACCTCTCTGCACGCGACGTTGACTTTGAAATCAATATCAAGGAGTCTGCGGCTACGGCGGCTTTCCAGACTTACATGAACGATACGGCCATGCAGCTACTCCAGTTGGGAGTTATCAATGTCAAGCAGTATCTCTCGGCTGTCAACCTGCCGTTTGCCGATGACCTCCTGCAGCTTATCGAGCGCGACGAGGCACAGCAGATGGCTATGCAGCAGCTTGCAGCACAAAGTCCCGACATGGGCGCAGTCAATAACGCACAACAAATGTTACAGGCAGCATGAACATACAAGTAAATATCCTCACTCTCGACCAAGCCGTGAACCGTCAGCTTGCGGCAATAGGCAAACGCGCAAGAAATGCCGAAGGAAAATCTATCTTCTCCGACATCACGCCGTCCTCAGCAGAGATAGAAACCATCCACGACTTCTACGCTGATGCCGTCACGCTCCTTAATACCACCTCGCAGTACTTCGTCGAGGCCACCACGACACCAACCGAGGACGGCCAAGCTATCGGTGTGGTAACACTCACATTCCCCAATAATCATAACATCGCTATGAACACTACCCTCGTTGTTGCCTTTACGACCTTCCTCGTCGCCTATGCCGTCTATGCCTGGCTTTCTATCGTCAACCCGGCAGCGACTGAGCGTTATCAGCAGGCCATGCGCGAGAAGCTGGAGGCACTGATACAGATTATCTTCCATAAGACACCGCCTAACCATGAGTACGTCCTCGACGTACCGCCGTCCATCAGCTCACCAGGTTCACTACGGCTGGGTTTCAACGAGCAGCGTATCATCGCTTACACGCTCGGCTCCGACGGTATCGACGATTTGGAGATTGTCAGCAGCTCGGAATACATCACCGTCTATAAGAACGCTGACCGGACTTTCTCCATCATCAACGCCAACACTACGGCAAATCCCGTCGTGGCTACCGTCACCATCAGACGCGGAGAGACCACCATTCTTGAAGTCATCGCCGTTACAGCCCTCACTCAGTCCGCAGGTGCTACCATCGTCACTAACCCGATACTGATAGGTCTCAGAACCTTGTCGGACAGCATCGAACTGCAAACAGGCGACACGCGCAAGATAACCTACACGGGAACCATCACAAGCATCGCACCTTCAAGCAATTTAGCCGCCGCCGAACTAATCACGGAGAACGGCCAGACAAAGATACTCATCACAGCTGGAGCCAACGCTGGCCGCGAAACCTTTATACTCTACGGTGCTAACGGCTGGTCGTACACGCTCTATTGCAACGTCAAGGAGCAGCAGGCAACCCTGCCGAAGATTAACCACTCTTCACTCGCTGCAATCCGTGTCAATGAGACCTTCGACATTCCTTACACCCTCGGCTCTGATAATTTCGACGATATATACATGACGGCATCTAACAGCGCCGTAACACTCCAAAAGGTTGTCACGCCAGCATCGGGAAGCACGCCAGCATCTTACAAGTACGTCGTGACGGGTGTAAACGTCGGTTCTGCAACCATTCGCGTGACCTCTGCCAGACACCCGGAAATCAACACCTATATTACTGTGCGTGTTACGGCCGTTCACGGACTGCAGGAGCCACATATCTACGTCACGGAGAATACTATCAATACCGTGGCTGGAGCTGACCCGACGCGCATCCTCTTCTATCCCGGCGAGACGGGCGAGTTTACCGTTACATCGTCAGACTCAACAAAGGTTGCTGTTTATAAGGGTAACGGCTATGTTGACATCAAACCGCTGGCCGCTACAGCAGCAGGTTCGCCCGTCACCATCACCTTCACCAACAACGCCACCGAGTTCCAAGACAATAGTCATAACAACTGGATGCAGACTATCAGCGTCAGCGTCGCCGCTATACCTGCCGTCATCACACCGCCCATCATCTATTGGCCGGACAGCCTGGTACTGAAAGAAGGCAGTATCGGTATTTCCGTGGAGTATGCGCTCGGAAATGATAGCGTGGACGGCTTTACTACATTAAATGGCGGCGGATGTTCTTCGTCCAATACTAATGTCGTTACAATAGCTCAAACAAGCAACGGTTTCAATATAACGCCACATGGCATCGGTTCGGCTACCATCCATATCTGGGACATATTACACGGCATCGACGTCTATAAGAACGTCGTGGTGGAATGGCGTGAGCCCGAGCTGCTAAACGGACTTCGTGATAACGACGAGCTGTATCTGCCGGAGGTCTATGAGCCTGCAAGCGGCTTCGATGCAAGCGACACCGATACCAACCCGACAATAGGAACCAACGGACTTGCAATCGAGTTCAAGGCAGCCTCGTCTGGCACTTATAGCTATAATGTGTACCCGTCTGGTTGCGCCGTATGCAGAATAGACACAATACAGAACATCGGCGGCCCATATACAAAGAAACTCGTTGTCTTTGCGCTTGAAGAGGGTCTGACATATATAACTGTACGTTGCGACAGTGCTTCCGGAAACTCATGGTCTTCGCGCTTCATTCTGCGTGTAGGACAAGCAGCGGCAGACACGCCTACGTTACAGTCGCCCGATATTTCCTTCTCTGATTTTTATTTCAAAGCTACATCAAGAGATCATGAGGGTCGCTGTCCTATCCTCACAAATACAAGGTACCTTCCTGTTACGTATTCTTCATCCAACACTTCTGTGGCTACCGTAGACCGGACAACCGGGGCCGTAACGTTTGTTGGAAACGGCACAACAATTATTTCGGCAGCTTTTGCTGGCAATGATACATATTACGCCTTTACTGCACAATACAGACTTGATGTCGATGTTGAATGGGGTGTTCAAGAGTTTACTGCCAATGACAGTGATGGTGTGTATTATTATAAAGGTACTATCGAAGGAGTTACTAACCCGATATTCATGTATGATTCGCTCGGTACTGGTGCAGTCGTTCTCTTTACAAATTCAGACGGAGATTCTTTGTATTGCTATGATGAATCAGAAGAAGAGTATTATCTTGACACCCAGAATACCGTCGATTCAACGGCATTAGGAAATATAGAAACGGCTGTCATGGACGCCCTCTCCAGATATGAGGTAAGTGTGAGCGCACATACATCAACCAATAGCGTGCCGTCCGAATACCCATCAGCCTATATTCTCCCCATCCCGTCAAGTATGCAGCCTACCGAAATATCCAACTCTGCACCAGACGGCCTGTATTACCTTAAAGGTACTGTCGGTTCAGTCGGCAGAATAACCAACCCTGTATTCAGCCTCTCAAATGGAACAATCACGCTGTTTACAGACTCGGACGGTGCGGCTACCTATGTATATGACGAAACTACGGGTGAAGTCACAGCCTCATCGTCTGTCGGCTCAACGAACTTAGAGTATGCAATATGGTCTATTTACTACACGCTGTTGAGTTATGTCAGTGGGGCGTCATTCAACCGCCAGACGTCCGTCGGCACACCTTCCGGCACACCGACGCACTTTATTAATAAGGTTACACCGACACTCAACGGCAGCACCTCGCGCAACGTTGTTATCAACGACTATAATACTATCAGTGTTAACAATGATGCCGTTTACAGTGCCTTGTCATCTGATGACAGCATAGCATCGGTGGAGGCAGACGTTGGTAGTGCCTTCGTTACTGCCCTCGCAACGGGTACGGCAACCATTACCATCGTGACACTCACCGGAGAACAGTTCACTATCACCTACACCGTTACAGCAACACTACTGCCCTCGATAGACGGCAATACATCGCGTAGTTTGACGGTGGGTAATACTGACACTATCTCTGTCAACAACGGCACTATATCATCCGTCAGCGTCAGCCCAAGCTCGGGCACATTGACAGCCAATCTGTCTAACGGCTCCGTGGTTGTTACGGGCGTCGGTGCTGGCTCTGCCACCGTTACCATCACGACAACGGACAACACCACACTCACGGTCACTTATACCGTATCGGCAGCAGCGTCTAACACGATAACCGCCTATAGCGGACAGCGCAACGTGTTTGCGTATCTGAATAAGACGGTAACTGTTGATGCAGGTATTCCGTTAACAGTTGAAAATCCGATTGTGTACATTGATAATGACGGGTATGTATATGCAGTGTCAGACAATAGTAATTATCTCCTAAAATATAACACAAGTAGCAATCAGGTTGAGCAAGGCCCATACTGTCCAAGCAGCAACAATTCTCGCCCCCAAATTATATGTGATGCTGCAGTAGCTGATTATGGAACTCTTGTCGAGAAGAATAACGATTACAGGAAATATTTCGCCACATCTAACGTCCTCGTCCTTTACTCTATCAGCTCGTCACAGGGACAAGCCAACCCCGGAGGTAACGCTGGCGGCGGCGCTTAAACAGGCTAACTCAAAACAACTAACATCATAAAGTTATGAATACACTAACCCTTACCCTCAACAAAGAAAACATCATTTCTGCGGTCAAAGCTGATACCTACATCACAGGACGGGCTGACAAGTCAGTTGATGCAGTAAAGAACGCTGCCGTTGCCTACAACGAGCAGGCTGGTGACGATGCCTATCACGAAGTTAAGCTGTTCCGCACGCTCCGTGAAGCTCTCTCTAAGTTCGAGGCCAACCTCGCCGAGTACGTCGATACCTCAGACCCCAACGCACAGGTAACGAACACACTCAACAAGGACAACGAGACATTCACGGTCAGTATCACCGTAGGCTCTCGCTTCAACAAGGCGTTTGCTCCTACGCTGTCTGCCCTCGCCGAAAGCTACATTATCAATATGATGCTGTACTCTTGGTGGCAGTCGCTCAAAACGTCTCTCGCCAAAGACTACTACGGCTTTGCTAACGATTCACTCATCGCCGTGCAGCGTCTCTTGTCGAAGTCAGCACCATCGGTGTCTGCCAACAGCTATAACGCCCCGACTGGCGAGGTCGTTGATTCGTCGGCTTCGCAGACCTCCGGTAGCGACACGACCACCGAAGAGCAGACAGAAGTGACTAACCCCTAACAATCTGACCTATGTATATCCGTCTAACCCTCATCAAGTCTCTCATCGTCGAGGCCATCAAGAATGAGACCTACCAACGTGGCAAGCTCGACAAGACACCTGCGGCCACGGGCACGCCCGGCAGCGCACAGGCTATCTCGCAGGCTTACCATGAGACAGCAGGCGACGAGACCTACCATGAGCGTATGATTGAGCGCTCCATCGTCTCTAACCTCGCCGACTTCAAGACACGTATCTCCGACTATCTCACCCAGACGGGACAGACAGCCGCGGATAACATCACGCAGACAACGGACGGCGATAACATCATCCTCACGCTCTCCGTGTCCGACCGCTTCAACACCTCGCACACCGACGACCTTGCGAAGCTGGCATCCGAGTATATCGTGAACGCCAGCCTTATGGACTGGTATCGCCCCATCGACGAGAAACGTTCTGCCCTCTATGCCTCATTCCTCGACCGAAACATTACTGCCGCACACCGATGCTTTACCAAAGTAGCCCCACAAGTCCCTTCGCCGGCCTATACAACCGGTCTCGACATCGACGGCTCTGCCATAGATATAGAGCCTGGAGAGGAAGCAACCGTAACCTACGCGCTATCGGATGGCGCTATAGACGATATTGAGGCGCGTGTGGCTAACAAGTGTATCTGCACTATCGGACGTTCTGACGATGGCTTCACTATCAAGGGACGCAGACGCGGACACACGCTTGTGGAAATCTTCTCGCGTCACAACGACGAACTTTCGCGCACTATTCATGTATTCGTAACCGACCATAGCTAAATATCATGGATAAGGTAATACTTCACGAACACGGACGCTACCGCCCCGTCATGCCCGACCACCCCAAGCCGGACGACAACTGGCCGTATCACGGACACCCGACAACACCTTTCGACCCCGAGTTTGGTATCAAGAACCCGAAAGTCGAAAGACATATCTTTGTGCGTCATGAGAACATCTTCTTTGCTATCGACGCGCAGTTAGGTATGATTGCCCGGGCACGACGCAAGCCGGACGGCACGGAAGATGAAACCATCGCCCATGCTACCGAGGCTTTCCGTCCCATGTTCTGCAGTTGGATAGATACACACATAGGCGAGGCAAAGACAACCATGTCTGCCTTTGTCCTTGAACGTTTCCGCAAGGGGGTGGTGAACGACATCAAGGATTCCGAGGAAACGGACATCGCCTTACTCATGCCTAAGTGGTACGACGATACAACCTTCAAGCAGCTAAAGGACGCCGTGAATAACTATGTCGTAGATGCAACGCTCTATGACTACTTCGCTATTACTTTGACTGCGAAAGACCCCGTGACACAATCCAAGGAGGTGAGCAAAAACAACCTTCTCGGAGAGATTAAGAAGCTGGCTAACATGGCAAAGCCGGGTTCTGTCAAGAAGAAAATGAAACCATTCTGATGAGAGACGTAGGACAAGATGTAAGGCGGAACCAAACCGCTTGTGTGAAGCTATCAAAGACCGTGCAGGGACTGATGGCAAACTGGACTGAGGACAATTTCGTGAACTTCCAAGAGACGATGGACCTCATACGAGAGGGTGCGCCCGTGCAGTGGGTAAAACTCTACATGGAAGCCGTCAAGATGGGTATCATCAAGGAAACGAATGTCAATATCAATATCAACCGCCAGCAGGACCACGAAAACCTGCAGGCTCTCGTCCGCACACGAATACCTCAACTCCCCGAGTCTGGAACCTATACGCCTTACGAAGAGGTCAAGCCACAGGAATACGCTAAACTTACGGCCAACGACAAAACCAAAGAGCAATGAACGAGAAACAGCAGCAGCTTACCTTTGAGAAGGGAATAACCACTATCCCCTCCGATTCTCTGTGTTCTGACAACGCCTTGGAGAACGAGACCAACCTTATCTATAGGGATGGTGAGCATCATGTTATCCAATCGCCAGAGTATGAATTTGGCATTAACGGTACTCTGTTGTTTGTTCACAAGCTGCCCGGTGGTGGGGAGAAATATATCTATGAGGGTGCTAACGCTGATACTAACAACGCCTATCATCTGTTCATCTACGGCTCCCCTAATAGTATCGGCGGTAGTGCTCACACCAACAACTTAACTCCCAAGGATGTAACAGCCATCGGCAAGACGCTCATCGTGAACATGAGCGGGGACATCAAGTATTTCTTGTGGAACGGGACGGGGTATAAGAGCCTGGGAAAGATTAAGGAGCCCGATACGATGCAGTTTATTGTCGCCAACGATGGAGAGATAGGCGAGGCGGCCCCGTATTCTTCCGATCAATACAATACATATAATTATGGGCGTGCAGCATACGTCGTAAATCAGAAAGAATATGATAATCTGGTACTCGGTCTTTATAGCAAACTGGTTAAGAAAGCCGCCGAGAACAAGCGTTTCGTCAAGCCCTTTGTGATACGTTACGCCGTAGAGCTGTACGACGGTTCCTATACCTGTATCTCAAATCCCATCATCTGCTATGCAGGCGTGAGGTGTAATGCCCGTGCCGTGAGAAACGCAAGCGACGGAAATGCGGTATCAACATCCATGTTTCTGAGGACATTTCAACTGCGGTTCTTAGCCAAGTACGACTACACCGACTACCAGGACATCGTAAAAGATGTTGTTGTCTTCATGTCCGAGGGCGTCAACCTTTATAATCTTGCTACAAGTCAGACTATGATAGCGAAATGGAACGATAACGAATCTGGTATCTATGCTGATGAAGTTAGCGGAAACGTATATTCTTCTTATGACTGGAACTACTATCCTATTCGAAATGATGCCAATTTTCAACCGCTAACCCCTGCAGGAGAGAAAGCCATCGAGGACGGTCTGAAAGGTGCAAGCAACTTCTACAAGATAGCAGAGCTTGGCATGAAACAGGACACCGACGAATATAAGGATATAGACGAGTACATTGACACCAATATTCTGACTAACCTCACATCGCAGGAGAGGCTGACGCAGGACTACTTCACGCACAGCGTCATATCGAGCGACGAGATGCTGACGTACAACAACCGACTGCTGCTTACCAATGCCAAGCGCAGTTTCTTTAGCGGCTTCAAGTTCTTCTCGGCGTGGGGTGCTGGAAATATCAGCGCGTACAAGATTTATGTCTATATCAAAACAGATTCCGGCGACCGCGTCGTATGCAGCGGCGAATGGCGGACAATGCGTAATATAGGACACTACATCTACTATCCGGACCCGAGAGCGTATAAAGCCGTCATATTCAAGAACGGTTCCTATTACGGAACGGTCAAGTTAAAAGAGCATCCCGGCCTGAACGGCGCGTATTACTATAGCGGCTTGCCTCGCGATTATTCCACAGGAACATCATTCGCGCCGCCGACAGAAGAAACTACACCTACTGAGCCGACGGTCAGCAACGAGCCGGAAACGCTTGTCGGGCGTATCTATGTGTCCGAGGTCAACAACCCGTTTACCTTTACCTCTCGCGGCGACATCACCGTGGGCAACGGTAAGATACTCGGTGCCGCGGCTTTGACGCAGGCCCTTTCACAAGGTCAGTTCGGTCAGTACCCGCTCATCGCGTTTTGTACTGATGGCATCTGGGCACTCTCGGTTAATAGTGAAGGTGTGTTTACGTCTGTTCATCCCATGTCGCGCGAGGTGGCCTTGGAGAGTAACCCGTGCATCACGCAGACGGACGGAGCGATATTCTTTGTCTCTAAGAAGGGATTGATGGTTGTTGTAGGTAACGATGTAAGATGTGTATCAGAACAGCTTAGTGGAAAGAGTGTCATCAACTTCGATGCTTATTTCTCCAATTGTATGATAGCCTATGACTACCGCGACTCTCTCCTTTGGATATTCAACGCTGACTATAATTCCCAGTATGCACTCGTCTACTCAATTAAGACGGGTACGTTTGCGTGGAAAAAGCTCGATTCAGAAGAGGCGAATAATGTCATCAACAATTACCCGGACTATCTCATACAGGACAATGTAGGTTCTGTTTACTCTCTGTATCATAGGGTTGCACCAGTCAACGACACAATACCCTATAACGCTTCAATCAAGACACGCCCCATGAAGCTGGAGAATGCCTTGGCCTTGAAGTCCATCATGCAGATAAGACATATCTATGATTTCTACAAATATGCAACCATAGGTCTAAAGATTGAAGCGTCCAACAATATGAGAGAATGGGAAACGCTTCGTTCTCTCGGTGGAACACCTTGGAAGTACTACCGCTTCACATATAACTTTGATGGACTACAGGCCGCTGATACCTTCTCCGGCTCAATACTCATAACACAAGAACGCAGAACGAACAAGCTGAGATAAAAAAGCGGGGAAAAGAAAAATCCCCCGACTTTCATTCATAATGTAGCACCACCCACTTTACAAACGATTGCCACGTAGCAGCACGTCGGGGGAGATAAGTCCCGTTAAGCTGTTACGCGGCATTGTCGTCGTTATGGATGGTGCGGGTGCAAAGGTAATGAATTAAATCGAATCAACCAAAATTTGCACTTATGAAAGTGGTCGAAATCTTGAAATTAGGTAGAAATTGGCTGGAATTGCTGCAAGATTCCTGCATTAAAGTCACCGATGTGCGTTTCCTGGATATGTACGAAGAGTATCTTTCCATGACTGACGAAGGACTAAAGATGTCGTATATCTCCGCCTGCCTCTCAGAGAAGTTCCGTATCTCTGAGCGTCAGTTCTTCTATCTCATCAAACGTCTCTCGCAGGACTGCAAAATCGTTGCAGTGTGAATTTCCCGTTTGTTGCCTCACCTTTGTTTCTATTGCCTATCTTTGCCCCTGTCAATGCGCATGGCAAGGTAACTTATTTATTCACTCTCTAACACAAGAACAATTATGGCATTAGACATGAACGATTTGGCTGCTTTGAAGAGTATGGGAATGTCGCCCTACGAGCAGTTCAAGACACAGCACATGCAGGCTAAGTCTCACACCTCCGGCATCGGAGTTACAGGACTTGTAACGGGTATCGTCGGCACGGTAGCAGGCGTGACGGCATGGATTTTCGCCCCGTTGTATAGCAACGCCAAGGCTTCGCAGGCCAAGGAAGCTGCCATCGCCGCCAAGGAGATTGCCGCTATCCAGAACGGTGCTACCCAGCGTCAACTCGACCAGCTCACTTCTCTGTTTGCAGCCGAGCGTCAGGAGCGTATCAACGGCGACATCACGCTTAACGCTACCATCAACGACTCTGTAAGCGGTTCTCAGCAGGGACAGCTTACCGCTACACAGCAGGCAGAACTCGCCGCCTCGCAGGTGGCTACGCAGACCGTTATGACAGGCTTGATGACAGGCAAGTATTCTGAGAACCCTCAGAAGGTTGCGCTCTATCGTGACGCCCAGCCTTGCAACTGCCCCAATAGTTGCGGCTGCATGGGTTAAGCGGTAATTTTGGGAGGAATCCGCTTAATGTTTAGGAAACTATACAAACAAGCGGGTTCCAACCTTCTTAAAATCTAACACGGCAATGTTATGGTTCAACACGAAAAAGAAACAGAAGATGGAGTTTATACAGAATTATGTGCCAACGAGTAAGGCGCAGTTGCTTCAAGTGGCAATGTACTTCAACAACGGGGATATGAAGAAGGCGCAGGAAATGTTCGACTTCTATTCAAAGAATCTCAACATCCCAGACTTCGACCCCGTATCGCCCAGCTTCATGCAGCAGGTAAAGACGGGCGCAAACGACTTATTCTCATGGATAAAAGAGAATCAAAGTGACATCATCAACGGCTATCAGTTCATTCAGTCCGTCATTCAGAACCGTGGAGTGATACCGCCCGTGACGGAGGAAGTGCCGTTGGAGCCTATTAACGACTAATCAAAGATTTCACGGATTTCAAAAATATCAAACTTTTCACTGTCAAACTTTTCAAATTTATCATGGAAATCAAGAACATATCTTTCAATATCTACGCCAGCTCTGACGAAGAAGCGGAACGTGGCAGACAAGCTATCGTCAAGTTCATCAACATCATGGGACAGCACGGGGCGAGAGTAACTGGCAACAAGATCGCCGAAGCCGTGAGCAAGCTGAACTCCAATTCGTTTGTCACAAGCCAGATAATCAAATTCTTCAAAGGTTAAAAAGGAATCAGAAATGACTTCCTTCCCACAAAAAGGAACGAAATAAAGGAATAGAACTATGGAACAGGAACAGAAACAATTCAAATGTACGGGCGACTGCACCAAGTGCCACCCGGTACAACGTCAGTACTGCTCATCGCAGAAAGGCTACGACAACCAACGGCTATTGCTCGACCTCATGGGAGCCGTAGAGGAACTGAAAGCCAAGATAGAGGCCATACAGGACAATGAAGCCTTGGTGTTCGTGCCGGAAGAAAAATCGGAAATTCCGACTTTACCTACAGCGCAAGAAGGGGACGGCGCATAGAATAGACTCCCCGAAATAACTAACAACACAAAAACTAAACTTTATGAATGGTAACAATGGAAAGACATTCGTGGTCTCATTGACTACGGTGCCCGGCGGTACTGCCGCCAACGCCAACTATCTGCTGGCACTCGACCACTACACATGTGGAAACCGCAAGCTCTGCACGCAGGGCGAAATGTTCCCCGTCACGGCTGACCTAAAGGCAACGGCACTCGGTACTCCCGTAGATGTGGGCAACGGCTCGTTCTGCCAAGAGGTGCTTATCTCCGGCACTTGCACCTATATGCCCTACAAGTGCGGCTGTCAGTGCGGCGTCTGTCCTCAGACGGAAAACATCTATTGCGTGGTGTGTGTGCCCTGCTCGTCTAACGCTACGCCGACGCTTGCCATCGGTAACTCGGTAGCCTCTCCGACCAACGTACAGCCTTGCTGCAACGTGACTAACTGCATCGCCGTGACTACGACGCTGAACGTAACGACTGGAGCTTGATGAACTGGATAGATATTGCGAGTATAGTGTTCGTCTGTGTGACGGCAAACCATCTCGGACTGATAGGGACAATAGAGGAAATAATGGGGAAAATTCCCCTATTTAAGAAGTATGTTCCAAAATGGAACCACCTGCCTATTATCAGTTGCCCAAGGTGCTTTACACTCTGGTCTGTCCTCGCATACGGATTGTGGTCAGTCGGTTTTTCCGACATACCGCTGATACTCGCAGTATCTTTCCTCGCAAGCTATACCGCGATATGGCTTGAACTGCTTGAAGGATATATCGACACATTATACATGAAGCTATATGGGAAGATTACATCAGACAACACAGACGACACGACTGCCGCAGACCCCGACAAGGGTAATTCCGCAGGCTCCGTGTCCTAATTGTAGCAATCCTACAAAATCAGCAACTAAAACGAGAAGAAAATGAATCAAGAAGAAATGAAGCAGGAGTTTCATGCCCTCTTTAACTTAATGGCGAACTCCAACAAAGTAGAGTTTATGCACGCCTTCGGACAAGTGCATAAGGAAATGATGGACTGGTTCATAGCCAACAAGCCGGAACTGGCACAGGAATGGCTGGAGAAACTGGAGTCTATCAAGTGGAAGAACTACCTCACTCCCAAGGAGGCACAGCGCATCGTTGACAAGATGGAGCCGAAAGCACCTTGGACGAAAGAGCAATGGGCCAACGCCATGCAGCAGAAAGGCTTTGAACTGGAGAAAGAGCCTTGCTACAACCGCTGTGCCCTGTGGGTGACAATGAACATGATAATGAGCGATTCTTCGGAAACTCTCAGCAAGTACGTCGAGGAAGGCTATATCTTCAAACTCGTCTACGACCTGGCCGTGGATAAGCTGACCGACGCTGATTCACGCTTCAACGTCCGCGCCTATTTTGGTATCTGACACCTGCCGTGTTGGTACAACAAGGGCTGACATCTTCGTGGTGCCAGCCCCTATTATATTATAATGTACGCGCGAGGCTACTGAATCTTATCGAGTCCTCTTACGGTGTTCTCCATAATCTGGTCCATACGCATCTGAGCGGCTTCTTTCTGGGATTCGGTCTTCTTTGGATCGTCACAAATCTTCTTTTGCTTATTGTAAGCCTTCAAAGAGTCGCTCATTATTTCCATTTTGGTAGCCTTAATACTGTCCGCAATAGAAATCTCCTTCATTTTTGCAATCGGGTCTTTGGCACCAAATTCCTTCAACGAGTTCATCTGTGTCTTGAAGTCTTGCAACTGGTCTTTGTAGTAATACCACTTGTTCCTTGTTCTCGCCTGCTTATTCTGTTCTGTAGGAGAGTAATGAAACTTTCTTAGGATGGGAGTCTTGTCGCTTGATACGACATCTCTTAAAGTCGAGTTATCTTCTTTTATCATTCTATAGACGTGGGCGAGGTTTCCGGCAGTCTTACCAAGTCCTGCAAAGTAACTTTCCACAATGTGCTGAGCAATTGACGGGTCCGTCAGCCATCCATCCAAGCCTTTCTGGTTGTAATCGGCCTCAGAAATCATTTCCTCGTCAACTCCAAGCTTCTTCAACTTTTCCTCTGAGTAATCGTTGGTTGCTGCATTCCACTTCTTTGCAAGGCTCATATAAGCCTTGTTTACACTTCTATAAGCGCGTGTATGTCTTGGCTTTGAATCATTACCATAGTTTTCTTTCTCTATCGGTCTGCCATAATAATTCTCGTTAAAACCTATCTCCAGAATTGGCCTTGCTGCACTTGGAGTAAAGTTGACAAGCGGGTTTCCTGGATGCTCACCCATGAAGTCAATAGGCAGTATCTGCGTCAACTGCGTAGTCACATCCTTCCAAACAGGCTTCTCTGATTTTAGGTCTGGATATTCGGTGTATCCTGCTGCCATATCTCCAATACCATACATTGCTCTCAGTTCGATTGGAAGAGCGCAATACAAGAATTGTCCCTTGCCTATATACAGGCAGAGATTATTTCTTCTGATATATTCAGGAAGTTCGGCATAAGGATTCTTGATACCACCACGCTTGTCTTCGTCCTCCGAATCAATAAGACCTTGATTAATCCAACTCATAATGAAGGCACCAAGAGCAAAGCCGGTGAATACCGTGCTTGCCTTGATGGTGTGGTCTCTAAATAGCTTTGCGGCATTGTTCAATCCTTGCACTCCTGCATTATAGAACATGATGTAGTCTTGACCATACTGTGCGGTTCTTGCAGCTACAAGAGCATTCATCCTCTGCAGGACGCTTCCATCTTTATTTACATCGCGTGTCTTGTATCCGGCACCCTTGCGGTTGAAGTTTACGCTTACCTCCTTGGCATCACTGACGGAGCGTGTTATAGAGCGTCCCATCTGTCTTGATGTCATATAGGTGGCGAATCGTGCCATATTCTCGGCTCGCTCATTCATTACCTCAATGGCGTGTGGCAATAGGTCGAATATATCCTTGCCGCCTCTAACCAGCTTTCTGCCGACATCCGAAGCGGTAAGTTTGCCACTCTTCAAACTTTGCCAATCTTCCTTGGTTACGCGGTTTCTGATTGTATTCACGTTCTCCTTTACCAGCTTCTTCCACTTGTCGATGTTCTTACTTTCTACCCAACCAGTCTCACCGCCATTCTTCATAAATTCACTGAAATAGCGGTCAGTTGGGTTGGACATATTTAATTCGCCTTTCTTGTAACGATTAAATAGATTGGTTTTCATTAACGGAACCCCTGCGGCTACTCGACCGAAACCTCTACCAAAATAGTTAACCACCCATTGTGCAAAGTATTTTGAACTTTCTTTTATACCAATAGCAGATGCAGAGAATATCGCATCGCGCTCAGCGTTACTAATTATAAAGTCTGGGTTATATGAAGTGGCTAACTTTGCAATGACATTCTTTATACTCGACATATACGCAAAGTTACCTCTGCGCTCTGCCTTCAACTGTCCGTTGATGGCTTGTGCTGCTCTCGGACTACCATTGATGATGAACGAATGCTTTTCACCGTTTATCCACACATCAACGATATGCTGTGCTTTATGCTCTCTGTCCGCAGGACGGAAAGGAATGTTGCTATTCTGACGAACACGCTTTGCATCGCCAGCGGCCTGCTTGGTTTTCATGTCCTGATTATACTGCTCAATTATCTGTGCAATATCATCGGCCTTGGCTCCCTCGGGAATATCGGGGAACTTTTCTACCCATATTTCGTTGCCTGCTGGATTGTACTGCTTCTCTGCCCACAGATAAGACAACTCGGTTACAAGTCTGTTGTCTGCCTCCACTTCGTTATAGTGGTTACGGACAAATCTTGCAAACGCCTGCTTCATCTGATTTCTCAAAGCGCGATTGATGGCATTACTACTCATGGCACCCAAGGCTGCAAATACGTCTATATCTGCAAGGCTCTCGCGTCCCTTGGCATTCATCAGAACGGGGCCTGCCCACTTGCGGTCGCTTCCGTGTTCTTCCAAATAGTCGTAGACCTCTTCGGCGGTCTTTTCGTTATAACCCCTCAGAGGAACATACCACTCGAACATCTGACTTACCTTGTCGTGCTTCTCCTTGGAATCAATACCGCCCTCATATTCAGTGTCAAGCCCGAACTGAGAAACGGCCTTTGTCTTATCCCAAAGATTCTTGACACGCGCATCGCCAAGCATAGATTCTATGCTCATCACTTCGTCTATAGCATCTGAGTCTACTGTCTGGTCCCAAACGCCGTATAAGTCTGTAAGACCAGAGTAATCTTTATCTCCAACCTTATACTCCGGCAAGTTGTGCTTTATCCAGTTGTCGACCTCTTCAAAGTACTCACGGAGGTCTATATCTCCCCTTCGCAATTCGTCTCTGAGGTCATTCATGGTAACGAGATAGTCCTGCTCTAATTGGTCGGCCTTTGTTTTGTCTGTATTCCTAATGTCGCGCAGGGAGTCTCTGACGAACAACACGCGGTTGCGCTCCAAACCATGTTTCTTAATCATGTAGAGCTGCAGGTTTTTCAACTGCTCATCAACGCCCTTACCCATATCAGGAAGGATGGCGGCTACGGCCTTATCCAAAGGCTCCATATAGTCACGGTTGAAGAGGAAGTCAAGCTGCTCTTCCTTGCTCGACATTTGGTTTTCCAACAACACAAAGTTTTCTGCTGACGGAATATCTTCTATCTTCTTTACACCACTGATTGAGCGCATCAACTCTATAGCGCTTTGCATAGCGTCGATATGCGCCTCTTTCCATACATATCCTATGCGCTTCAATGAACGCTCATAGTTCCTGCGCTGGTTCTTGACGGATGGGGTGTGTCTGAACAAAGTCTTTCCGCTACCGGGGAAGTATGGCACATAACTCTCCGTGTTGTCGGCAGCACCTTCACTATCATAGGCAAACTCGCCATTCTTCACCTTGGCTTCGTATTTCTCCTGTCCGAGTTTGTATAGCAAAGCTTCGCGCTCAATCTGATTCATGACATTGCCCTTTTCAAGATTGTGCTTACTCAGCCACACCATATACTTAACGTCTGATATACTCGGACTCATGGTGAAGCCTACACTTCTCAAAGCATCGGTCATAACGTTCTTCACCTTCTGCCACATCGACAAATCGCCGTAGCCCTTTTCTGCTGCATCAGCAAGGAACTCGTCAATAGTGCGGTATGTATCGAAACCGTTCTTGGCAAGGTTCTCTTCCATGTACTTGCTTAACTCTTCGTTCTTCAAGTCAAAGAGCAAAGAGCGCATATAACTCTTATACGCCTTCTCTCCAAGCAATTCACGGAAACCATAATGTCCTATAGTCTCGTGGGCAATAGTCTTCTCTGCATCGTAGGTATCTTTGACGTGAGGAAGATACAGGTAAATCTTCTTCTTGCCATCCTCACCAATCTCTACCCAACCGGGAACTTCTTTGCCAGCCGCGATAGCGTCCTTGACATCCTTATTCTTAATCTGGTCGGGAGAGGTAATAGCCTCAAAGTCAACATTCAGCTTCTTGGCAAGCTTTCGTCCTGCCTCTTCCTTTCGACGGAAATCAGCGTCAATAGTATTCTCGCTGCCACGGCTACGCATACGGGTTTCTGTTTCTTCGACATCTTCGAGCATGAAGCCGTCTTTTCCGTAAACATCACCCTTGTATTGTTCGTTATACTTGGCGTTGGCGTCAATAACGACAACGGAGCCATCTTTCTGCTCTACAATATTCCCATGATGGGTATCTTTGACATAATACTTTTCGTTTCCAAACTCCAACCCGTCGCCGTAAATGTCGGACATACCCCTTTCTTCAAAGTATTGTTCAACCTTCTTGTCGATGCCATTCTGGAAATACTCTTCCATACTATACTGCTTGCCTTGGATAAAAGGCTGCTCGACAACAACATTAAACCTACCTTCCTTGTCACGGGAGAATCCGACAACCTTATAAGCTGATTCAGGGAAAAGCTTATTAAAGACTTCGATATTTCTTAAAGCCTTTAATAAACCGCCATCGTTACGCTGGTATGGGTCGTTGAATTTTGTGATAGTCTTTCCGTCGGGCGAGAGATAAACACGGCTCTCACCACCCTTGGTAAGCATCTTTCCGTCGTAGGAAGATTTGGCAAACTCGTCCTCTTCCTTCCAATAGCCGGATGCCTTAGCCCAGTCTTCTACGGATTTTTCTATCTGCGCTCTTACAGGTTTGTCTGCATCATGCTCCGCGCGAATTGAAGCTGCTGCTGGAACTCCTCCCTTGTCTGCGGATATGATTTCTGCACCGATATGCGCCGCTGTAAGGCCTGTGCGCCCGCTTTCCGTATCTTCTCGTCCAAGGCGTGCTCGCCCGGAAACGACTCTTGATGCAAGTTCGTTGACTGTCTCATTGTACTGCTCTCCTTCTTTTTGGGGCAAAGATAAGAATAAATCCTCAGACTTCTCGTCTTTGCGCTCGTTATTTAACTTTTGTTCGGTTTTCTCTCGCTTGCGGAATCTTGTTGTCGGCTTATCCTCCAACTGCATGGTCTCGGCATTGAACTCCTTGCCACTCTCGCGGTCAAAATCATACTCTACCTTCTGGTCGGGGTGTTCCTCGTTCCAATCGTCGATAACCTTTCTCGCCTCACGATCGCTCATGATACGATTAGCCTTGAAAGCACCGGCAACATACCAACCGATACGGTCGGCCTGCGAAGCTTCCTTGTTGGCATTGGTTGCCTTCATGTAGAAACCATCCTCGGGGATATGTGTCGGTATGTCCTTGTCGGGATTCATGTTGGCCTCGTTCTGATAGTTCTTGTCGGCAGGCACTTCGCCCTCAACCCAAACAAATTTGTCATCACGAAGGTTTCTGTCCCTACCCTTGCCTATCTGACGCATGGAAGGTAATGAGCCGGCGTGCCAACCTGGGCGCATAGCGAACTCGCCAACTTGACCACTTCCATTGATACCAATGTTCATATACTTGCGGTTCTCGCCCTCATATCTGCGCTGACCTCTCTCGGTGGCTGATATTCTCACAAAACGCTGCCCGTTGGCGGCTGCTTCGTTAATCATGTCAACAGACGGGTTCTTTCCAACCTTAACGCCTTTCTCTTTTGCATACTCTTCCAGCGTCTTATAAGTTCCATTGGCATAATCGACAATGAAAGTACCCTCCGGCATCTTCTTCAAGATGCTCATGTCGGGACTATCTGCATCGTACCACTTACCCAACTCCGTGGGATTTGCTGAATCAATAAACAGAGGATAAAGCTTGCCGTCTTCCCCTAATCTCATCAGCTTATAGACCTTCTGTGTCTTCTTTGGCTCTTCTTTCTCTCTCAGACGGAAACGGGTGGTAGTTCCCGGCTCCTGCGTCGTACCATTCAGACTGTCAGCAAACTTTCTTGCATCTTCCTCGGTCTTGAAGTGGAAAGCTTTCTTGAATCGGTTATAGTAACCGTCATACGCCTTTGCTCTACGCTCTACGGCGCGGTAGTCGTTATCGCTCAATCTTGCGCCATTGTAGCTAACAAGGTGCATATCATCGCCAGTACGGGTGTTCTTGTCAAGCTTATACTGATAGTCGCTCTTAGGCTGTGCCCCTCTTTGCGCAATATCTCTTATCTGCTCAACGACGGTTGATGTCCGAGCATTTACGGGCTCATTCAAATCTAACTTCTCGCCAGTCTGCCAATCAATACCTGCATTTCTGAGGATATTCTTTGAGCGCTCCGACAGTCTGAAATCATTGCTGTGTGCGGCAACAATATTCATTCTGATACCATCCTCAGTTAGACTTGAATTGTTCGGATTCTCTCTGACTGCTGTTTCGGCAATAGTATTAATGCGCTCTCTCTTCTCTTGACGAATACGCTCGGTCTCGGCTTCTCGCTCTTGTATCCTGCGCCTGGTCTCCTCGTCACGCTCGCGTACCATCCTATCCATTTGGTCGGCGGTAACGCCCATCACGTTCTCCAGAGTCTTAATAGCTTGCTGGCAATAATCCTTGATAGCATCAATGGCAGGAATCTTGTCTTTTCCTCTGCCATACGTCTTATTATTGTATTTTCCGTATTCAAGCTCTTCAGGATTCTCCATCGTCTGTTTGAGGTTCTTATACCAGATAAGAGCGCTCTGCATACTCGGATTGTTGAGGTCGAGGCGTATTTCTGCCACATCATAGCGAGACCTACTGCGTACAACCAACAAATCGCCATAGATATTGAAATCGCTTGTAAACGGGTTGCTCTCCAGAGCTTTTTTAGTTTTCAGCGCCTTCTTTGTATTAATAGCCACTTGGTCAATGGTTCGCTCTGGCATACGGACAGTTCTCAACTGCTCGAACATATCCTCCACGGTCTTGGCGTTGCTAATATCAAACGTAACCTTTTGCGGAGCTTTCCTCCTCATTTCCTCTCTCGATACTTTATCAATAACAAGTATGCGAGTCCGAACGCTTGTTCCTGCTCTTCCAAATGCGACATCAGGAAGTTTTACCTCGCCAATTACTACGGCAGAACCATTTACTCCGTCATAGCCGGTTGAGGCAAGCCAAGCGTCAACACGTTTTTCTGTTGCTGGGCCGTCTGGGATGATAGCAATCAGTCGGCCACCCTCATTAAGATGCTTAAATGCTTTGCCAACGTGTTCCATGGCAGTCTTGCCACCAACGCCATACGGCGGGTTCATCAGAATAGCATCGTGCTTATTCTGCAAAGGATAGTCCTCAAATGTCTTTTCTTCAAACTTTCTGCCGGGGCCGCCAGCTCGCATCTGCAAGCGAGAGAACAAAGCAGCACTTGGCTCTACGGCAGTCAAGGGGTTCGTCTCAGGCACATATCTCGCAATGGCTCCATGACCGGCACTCGGCTCCAAAACGCTTTCTTCGTCAAGAAGCTGTGCCCATTCCACCATCTTCCAACCTATAGGCTCAGGTGTCGGGAAGTAGTCAACACCCTCGCGGTTATCACGGCCTCTCTTCATCTTCTGATTGCCGTAGTAATCACTAATAGCGACATCGAAGCCGTCTTTCACACCTCGGCTGGCGACCTGTCCGTCCATATCTTTACCACCAAATCCCTGACGCTCGTAGTCTATCTCGCCACTGTTCTCCAATACGGCATTGGCAATACTCTGGCGCAGGTTTCTTGCCTTGCTTCCAAGGGCAAGATTCTCGGTGGTTCCTAAAGCACTATTAAACTTCTGTGCAAACAGACTGGTTTCAAGATCAAGGCCAAGGAGAGGATACTCAAAGACGGCGTTACTCTTCTGACCTATTCTATATATACGACCTTCTATCTGAATAAATGCAATAGGACTCTGAGGTAAAGCAAGGTTGATTTCCACTCTCTGATGCTCACCGGTTTGGTCGTGCAAAGAGATACCTTCCTTACCGCTGGCTTCTTGAATGACGATAATATCTTTACCGCCATTATCTTTCATAAAGTCCTCTACGCTTGTATGCTTAGTCTTTTTGTTTTCAGCACCAGAGAAGAATCCTATGTTCTTCTCACCGAACACCTTTGCTATCTGGTCTCTTGGGAGGGTATAGTCCAGCGTTTGCTCCCACTGCAACATATCCTTAAAGTCTGTCTCGAAGGCATGAATAGCAGAAAGAAGCTCCGATTTCTTATGCTGGTCTTGCATAGCCTCGGCCTCTATTCTTGCCATTGTCAATGCTCTTTCAAACGGTGGCTCCAAATCTCCGCTGGTTCTTCTGCGATGGAACACAACCACTTTCTGCCCTCTCTTCAAATGCTCTTTGATGCGGTCAATGACAAGCGAGGTTTTCATGGCCTCAAACAGAGCCGTTGAATAGTTGTAATCAAACGCCTTGCGGAATGTCTCTGCAAGAGGCTGATACTTCTTGTTGCGATACACCTCGCTCATGGCCTGGTTAAATCGGCCTGCATGGTCAAGAGTTAATACGGGGAAGTCTCTTGAATAGTCCCATTCGGAGTCAATCATGCGACCACTCATGGTCTGTAGATTGTTCTGCAAGTAGTCAGAGAAATCTATCTCCTGCCTACCAAGTGCTTCTTGGTTACTGATGTGACTCTCCAAACGTCCGTATCTCCAACGATAACCGCCTGGGAATGTCTGCTCCAAGAAAGCTTCCTCGGGTGAGCGATGATTGTATGTACCGATAGTTTCTTTGTCTTCCTCGGGATAGCTGAAAATATAACCCTCTGCGTACTTCAAATTTTCGCGGGTATTGAACGGTGTTGCAGAAAGGAACACGGTTTTTGTTACCTTAGAATCTATCTCTGCCTGTGCTCGTTTACTCTCACGAATAGGCTGCTGCTCAGCAGGAATCTCTGCCAGACGCTGCTGCACCTCCAACTGACGTTTGTTGAGGCGGTCTTTCAGGGCCTCATCTTCTTTTGAAAGATAATCCTTGTCGTCAAGTTCTTCTATCTTGGCGGCATTTTCCTCAAACTCTTTTCTAAGATTGCGCTGCTCTACCCACAACGGCAGGTAGTACGTCTGACGATCAATAGACTTCTCTACATCTTTGTTGGTGAGCATCTGGTGAAACTTGAACATCTCACCTTCTGCAGCCTCCTTACCTTCCGTAATCTTATGACTCTCGTCATAGATAACAAGGTCAAAGCAATCTTCCAACAAAGCAAGGTTCTGACGAGCGTTCGCATAGGTTGTAACAACAACACCCTTGCCTTTGGCTTTTGTGGCCGAAGTTCCGGCTGCTTTTGCGGCAGTGTCAAGATCTTCGATGTTTAGGCCAAGATTCAAACCATCCTTTTTCCAGTCTGACACCTTCTCCTGACTCGGCGTAAGGATAAGTACTCTACCCTTTCCCTGCTTTACAAAACGCTTGGCAATTCCAAGGCCGGTATATGTCTTACCCGTACCCGTGCCATTGGTAAACATATATCCCTTTCCGTTGCCGTGCTCGCGGTCTTGGTGAGTCTCGTCAAAGAACTGCGTCTCAGACCTAAGCACGTCTTCGTGCTGCTCTGGCAAAAGATACGGTAATGTCTCGCGGATATTATCAACATCTCCGGTCTTGACTTCGATACTTTCGGCAGCCTTCTGCTTCTCAAACTTAGTGCCCAAGTCCTCGCGGACAACCTCTCTCAGCTTCTCTTCACCGATAAAAGATGCCCACTCGCGGATGGTGCGTGTAACTCCGTCTATATTATATTCGCAATTCCATACTTCATTAAGGTATTCATCTATTTCTGCATCGCTCCATTTCATATCCTCCTGGAGCCAGTCGTGGAAGTCTTCAAGCATCTGCTTGCGCCAACCATCAAACTCACGAATACCTTTGACAAGATACTGATAACCGAGGTTGGCACTCTCAGTGGTAATATCCATGAGAATACCAATCTGCTCGTTATTCATGCCGACAAGGGAGATAGTTGATTCTCCGTTGCGGCCTGCTTTCTTGAAACGTTCTCTTAGCTCTGCGAGTCGCTGCTTGCTGGCTGCGATGGCGGCATCACTTCCTGCTGCAAGCTTTTGAGTATTTCCGTCGCTTCGTCCACTTCCTCTGGACTTACCCAGTTGATTTCCCTCGACACCAGGTCGCACGCCTCCTCCGGCCAGTACACCTCCGGAAGAAAGCCCAGCCAATTCGGATGACGATTCAGAAACTCCGCTATCGCCTCCCTCTCCAGATATACCGGGTAAGCGTCCCTCACTATTCTCCACACGTTGCTGTGTGGGTTGCTCTTGTCTTTCTCCAATGCCTGCACCTTCGGTTTCAACCACGCTGCTATCTGGTCCTCCAGCTCGTCCAGGTCGTCGCCCTGCAGAATCCTCTCCGCTATCCAACTGTGTTCCACGTTCGGGTAGCTGGCCATTTCCCTCAATTCTTTCTCTGGTAGTTCTAACATCGTTATAAGTGTTTAAGTATGCTGCTTTTTGTAATACGCCTTGGTTCCCGTTGAGGTAAGCCTTGGCGAGTGTCTTTTGCACATCAGAGACGGATGAACCATCTATCTCGTCAATGGTAAGCGGCGTGTCTGCAAACGCATCGGCCTGCTCCTTGTCTGCCATCTGCTGAGGTGTCTCGTTGTGGGTAACGCCGATGGCCTCGTCCTGCTCCTTTCTGAACTCCGTTGCCGTTTCATCTATCTTTTTCATTGGGTCTACCTCGGCTTTCTCTGAGAACTTTTTCATCGCCTCTCTTGCAGCCTCGGCATTTTCTTTGGGAATAGTCCAGCCTTTTCCGGACTCCCATTCGCCACCCATTTTTTTGAACTCGTTGTAAAGGTCTGTATAATCGTCAGAAGTGACCTTACCATCTTGGATAACATTCTCATCCGTGATAGTTATCGAGCCATTCTTGTTCTCTTTTACAGAGAAGATGTTTGGTTTTTCTTCGCCGGTATCGAAACTCGTCTGCTTACGCTCGTTATCCAAAGCACCGCGAACACGGCTGTCATGCTCTTCTTGCGATTTCAGCCTTTCAAGCCTCTGCTCTGCATCTGCTACGGCATCGCGCTCTGCCTTGGTTCGCTTTTCAACTCCCTCTGCAGAAGTGTCGAGACCCATTTCTTCGGAAGAGAAGATTTGGTCTTCACTCTCAAAGGCCTTGTCGTTGGCAAACATATCGGTGGCCCGCTCACTCTCTTTGTTCTGAGCCTTTGCAAGCGCACTCTTTGCTTGTCTTACCTCTTCCTCGGCAGCTTTGACTTCCTCGGCAAGCTTCGCTTCAACGTCGGAAACAATCTTTTCTTCCTTCTCGTTGCGTGGCTTTAGGTATTCGTCTCGCTCTGAGGATTCGGATTCTCGGCTTGATTCAGCACGTCCTTCACCTTGGCCATCATTGCCTCTTTCTGCGCTTTCTTGGCCAGGTTCTTTTCCTTCACCATCTGCGGGAACTCGCGCATGCTCCATATCTTGCGCTTCGTCCCGTCTTTCTCCGTTACTTCTATCATTGATATAATCCTTTATTGTTTGTACTCTCTTTCTCAGCTCTTCGGGAGTTAGGTCGCCGGAGTAAACGGTAATCTTGCCGGTTTCTTCATCGAAGAACACTCCCTCTTCAAGAGCATATCGCTTTACAGCTTCTATTTCTTCTTCTCCGATAAAGGCTCCGTCGTTGGCTTTTTCAGCAAGTTCTCTCCAAGTGTCTGCCGATACTCTGTCTGTATCAACAATCTTAATCTCTGGAGTACCTTCTTCTTTCATCAAAGCCTCTGCTTCTTTGAGTAGCTTGGTGATGGGCGCGTCGGGAATATCTTCGTCTGTAGACTGAGCAAACGGCATTTCTTCTTCAATCTTTGCCACCTCTTCTGCTGACAGTTCTATTCTCTCGTTGCGCTCTGCCTCTTCCTTTAGTCTGGCTTGCTCGGCTTCCCATGCCTTCTGTGCTTTTTCGACGCGGTTGCGAAGAACATATTCGGTAATATCTTTTCCGCTTTCTGCTGACAAGAAGAGGTCGATGATTGCGTCGCCGATTTGCCGCTCGTCGAATCGCTTTCTATCTTCACCGTCTAAACCGTGAATAGTGTTCTCGTCGCTACGCCATACCTTATCAACAAACTCGTCGAAGCCCATGCCGGTGGTATCATCCTTACCTTTGAAAAGATGTGCAAAGGCGTGGCCCTCGCTACCTCTTCTTCCACCAAACTCGGTATTGATACCTAACGCAGTCTTGAAGCCTCTGATGACGCCTCCAGCTCCATTTGGCTTGTCTTCCCAACTGAATTGTCTGCCAGTTCCAATGTTCAATGCAACAAGTTCTGTGGCATCGCCAGGAACATCTATATCATCATTGAACGAAGGGCCGTACTTCTTCTTGTATCGTTCTACAAGCTGCTGCAGGCGTGACTTCAAAGAAGGCTTCTTTTCGGCCTCCGGCTGCTCACTTGCAACCTTTGGTTGCAAAGGTACAACATTTTGAGGTTCGTTGTTCTCTACAGGCGCAACATTTAAGTTAGTTTCAGGCTTGTTTGCTTTCTCTAACTCTTTCTTGGCAGAAGTCCAATAGTCCACCTTCTGCTGTGCCTCAGCTTTCTGTGCGTCTATATTGTCCTGCTCTTTGGCTCTCTTAATGGGGTCGCTGCTCTTCGGTGTCAGCTTCTCTGCGGCCTTAACATCTTTCTCTGAGGCCTTAATCTTAGCGTCGACGGCATCAATCACGCGCTTCTTGTCGCCGTGATTAATCTCGTCCAATGCGGATAATGTATCTTCTACGGGTGCTTGCTCCCACTGGTACTGAGGGTCGCCCTCTTCGTTAAGAACGTCCGCACCTTGTTCGTCTTTCAAGGTGGGTATCTTGGAAATAGCAGTCTCTTGTTCTGGCACTACAGCACCTTCTTCTTGCCCTGGAGCCGGTTGCAAAACCTCATTTGTATTCTGTTCGCTTTCGCCCTGCTTTTCTTCTTCGGGGTTGACAAGGCCAGCTTCTACAGCTGTGTTGGAAGATTCCACCTGCAACTGCTCACGCACTCTGTTTGCGTACTCTTCTTTTGCCTCACGGCCTGCAATTGACATGGTGGCATCTGGCTTGGTAGGTAAAAATCGTCCATCCTTTGCTCTGAGGATAATCTGACCGCTTGACTTATCCGGGTCTACACTTACTCCGTCTCGCGTACCTATATTACCATTCACAAGGATAAAGTTCTCTCCGTCTTTTGTAATGGTAATAATGTTTGCCTGGTCTGCTTCCTCGTCAATAGTTCCATGGAAAGACTTCTCGGTTACGTCTTGGGAAACCTGCTCGTCGATGTTCGCGCCGGTCTGTTCAATGTAACCGTCTTTCTTGGCTTTTGCATTAGCATAGTCAGCCAGCTTTTCAAGGAAGTTGTCAACCTCCGGCCCGCTAAAGTTGTCGCGGATATACATATATATATCGTCCAGACGTGCGGATTCGCCAAGGGCTTCAAGTGCTTGTTGAATTTCCTCACTACGGGAGGCTGAGAGATAAGCATCGCGTGCGGCGTTATACTCTTGTGCCACCTGTGCAGCAGTCTCGGGATTCATAACACCACTACCGCCTGCAAGTGTTTCTCCGTCAATTCTTGATTGCTCGGTGTGCTTTTCACCTACGGGATAGGCGGCATCGTGAAGACGCTTTGCAAGCTCATTCATAAGGTCTTGTTCATCGTCTACACGTTCAATGGGTTTCTTGTGCATGATGTCGAGAACTTCCTCTACCGTCATATTGCACTCGTTAGCAAACTCAGCCACTATCTCGTTACCCCAATTTGCTTTCTCTCTTGCTCGGTCAAGAACAATATCGTAGCTCTTACCACCCGGCTCTACGTCTTGCGGACGAAGGCCCGGATTTACCTGCAGAAGTTCTTGTGCCGACTGACGAATCATTTCTTCGGTCGGGTCTGATACCTTAATCTTACTCAGTACACCATAGTCAGAAATCATATCATCGTTAGCGCGACGATCTTCAATCTGCTGGCGAATCTGCATGAGTTCGTTGACATCAGAATACTTGTGTACCTCTATCAATTCTCCCGTAGCAGAACGCTCGCTAATGGTCTTGTCTGTGCCGTTAATATTGATGTCCTTGGTACGAGGGCGGCTTGACTCACAGGCATTTTGCACCTGTGCAGACACCTTCATGCGAGTAGTCCAAGGTATGTTTTGTCTATCAGACAGAATCTTGCCTACATTGTTAATATCCGATGCTATCTCTGCGAAATCCATACCGGCGAAAGCACGCTGTATAGATTCCCTATCCATATCATTGAGTTGTATAGGCGCGTTCTTCGACTGCTTAACGGAGAATATATCTTTCAGTTCGCGTCCTACGCCTTTAAGTCCGTGGCCGGACGAGAACTTAGAACCTATCTGCATATAGAAAGCGTCTGCTGCACTATCTACCCAATTAAAATTCTCTGGGTCAGATATATAGTCCAGGCCGGTGAAAATCTGGTTCTCCACCAAGAATGAACCACCATAGAAAGCCGCCTTTTTACCGATATTCTTCTGTCCTACCGTTCCTATCCTGCCTCCTAATTCATGTGCAGCTACGCCAAATGCACCAGTGGCAAAACCGAACTTAGCACCTTCCCATGCTCCTTCAAGTGCAGCGTGACCGATTGACGAAAGTGTGCCATCGCCCGTTGACATTTCCTGCAAGGCACTTGAACCTCCCATGAATGTTGACATTGAGCCAGCACCTCTTAACATGGCATTGGTATAGATACCACCATATTTAACTACCTTGCTAACGTTTGCGGCAAGGAACGGGCTTCCCGTTGCAACTATATGGCCAAGTTCCTTCTGTCCCAAACTTGCTATGGCGGAACCTATGGCTTTAGTACCAAACTCGCCTACCGTGCCGGTTACCATAAGAACAGGTGCATCTGGTGCGAACATAGCAACACTACCAGCCATTCTTGCACCAATACCGGCGTTATAATGCTTTCCTTTTCCTTCTTCCGTCTTAAATAGTTCCTCATTGCGCATCCTGCGCTCCATCTTTGACATGGTAGACATTCCTGCAAGTGTTCCTATTACGGAGTTGCTCATCTTGCGAGTAAGGTAGTCTGCCACGTCCTTGACAGAATACTTCTCTTCCATGTGCTTCTGGAATCCCTGCGCAATACCTTCGCTTACCTGCGGTATAAACTCCTGCCATACGAAGTCTTCTACAGGCATACCAAGACGTGCGGCACTTGCTTCTATCAAGTCTCTGTTTTGTTCTACAAGTCCGTTGGCAAAGTCCGTTGCCTCGCCAGTGCTATTGCCGAAGAAATCGGGTCTTGAATCAAGCTTTGCACCATAACGCTTGTTTAGTGCATCCAAAAGGCTTTCTGGGCTTGTGATACTAGAAGTCTTCGCCAATTCCGGCGACATAACATTAGTGTCGAGGTTCTTTCCTTCAAGGCCCTTTTTCAATATGTCACGACCTTGCTTTTCAAGTTCATCTTGAAGTCCAAGGATTGCACCATTTACTGCAGGGTTGATGGCCTGTTTCTGCAACTGCTTGCGGATAACCTCTCTTTCTTGTTGCTGATACTGCGCCACACGCTGCTCGTCAGTGGTCTGCCCCATCAGCATTTGCCCGCTTTCGTCTCTTACGGCGGTAGGTGCTGTCACGGGTGTATTGACGATGTTTGCAAGCGGTTTTCCTGTAGCTTCGTAGTACTCGCGCTCTTGCTGCATACGCTGAACGGCAGTATCAAGACCGCTTTCCTTGGCGGCTTTCTTGTCGCCCTTGATGGCCTTATCTAACTGCTGAACGGTGTTTTTCTTTTGCTCAACGGCTTTACCTGTCTGCGGGTTAATGGGCTGGCCTTTTGCAGTACCCCACGACGAAGCACCTTTGCCCATAGCCATTTGGTTGGCCTGCTGCAAATCCAACTCACCGAAACCTTCCGGAATTGGCGAAGGCTTCTGTTGGGTAGCTTGTGGTTTCTGCTGAGGCTTCGCCGGTTGCTGTGGTTTGGTTGCGAAATCGGTGCTTATGCTACCGAAGAAATCGTCCTCGGAGCCTATCTCATTCTCGTCAAAGATACCGCTTTTGATTAGATTTTGATGGAATTGTCTTGATGATTTCTCATCTTTAATGGCATTCTTAAAGTCGTTAAGACTGCCGATCTGACTTTCATCAACCTTTCCAGAACCAATAAGGTTGCGATACAACTGCTCTCTCTTATCTTGTGCCATAGCTTTCTGTTATTTATTTCTTGGGAAGAAGTGAACCGCCTTGTTTGTTTCCACTTGGAAGGAGGCTTTTCTTTGGTGTTGTGGTCTTTGTTTTGCTACTGCTTTGAGTACCCGTAGAACCTCTCCTACTCTTTTGAGAAGTCCATGTGACAGTTCCATCCGGATTCTCTTTCTTTGTCCTTGTTTCAGTAACGTCATAATCGGAAAGACCACCCCTTCGGCCGCCACCACCACCGCTTCTACCGCCTCCTGTGCGGTTGTTGCGTGCGATAACACTCTCTTCTTTCTGCGGCAAATACTTGTTGACAATCTCTTTTCGCTCGTTCTCAGTAATCTGCCCCTTTGCTTTCAATTCGTTCAAATAGGTCAGTACGTTCTGTGTCTGGATACGTGCCTCATTGAGATTTGCCCTTGCGTCTGATTCGTTCTTCTTCAATTCATAATCACGTGCATCCTTCGCCTGGTTGTATCTGAACTGCTGCTCCCACTTCTCCATCGCGGCGTCCTGCTGTGCTTTCTGCTGCTGGTAGTTGTAGTAAATCTGATTCGCCCTGTCTCTGAGTGCCTTGCCTTGCTGATAGCGGGCATACTCTTCATTGACGGGGTTATTGAACTGCTGGGCCGGTGCGCCCTTGGTCGTGTTGTAGATATTACCGATATGTCTGAGCGCGTCGCCAATAGCCAAGATACGCTGATTCATCACACTGGCCTTCCTCAGTTTCTCTTCATCTTCTGGAGAGGTATAGAGGGAGTTAAGGTAGTCCAATGCACCCTGCGGATTGTTCGAGCCGCCCGTGTATTGCTTCGGTTGAGAAGAAACCGCAGGGGTTTTCACTACGGGTGTAGGCTGAATAGGCTGTGATACTGCGCCCGTCTCAGAGTTGGCAGCTTGCTTACCTGCTGCAAACTGCTCAGGCGTCTCACCCTGCACTTGGCCGGGTGTGTTCTGCTGAACGGTGTCTGCATTGGGGTAATACTTCTGCTTCTGTTGAGCAAATAAATTATATTCCATAAAAATAACGTTATTTCTTCGGGCAAATATAGCGCATACGCGCGTACCTTCTTCCTCGTCTCGGATTGTGCATTTGTTATATTTTATTAATTGTATTTGCTATCTTTTGCTATCTTTTGTCGCCGAATTGTGCTTTATTTGCATTTTTCAGACGAAATTCCTATATTTGCAGCATTATGAAGCAAGATTATAGTCTATCAAAACAGATGCAGGACGACCTCATCAAAGCCTATAACGAGGTCGCAAAGCATTGCTGGTATCAGAAGGATGCCTACAGGAGAACGGTCGAGCACCCGGCTCCGAGGTATTATGTGTCGCCGCATCATGCAGCAGAAATCCTCTCTCCCATGCTACGGGGTGATTTCAGTCGTGTGGACAAGATGCACCCGAACAAACGGAGATTGTACTATTCTCTCTACAAAGAGGTGGCTAAGATGTCAGAAGAGAGGGAGTTCGTAGGCAAGTCGCTTACTTACGTCGCTCAGTTCGCCGTCTTACGCCCTGCCCCCGAGTTCTTTTTATCAGTCAGTCAGTTCCAGGACATGAGGCTATGGATAAAGAGGGGACTGATACGCGACGATGGCAGTTACACTCCCCTCCCTCATCTTGTTCGCTCACATGAGAGGCTGACGAAGAAACGCGCGAGGGCGAAAGCCAGAAGAGAAGCGTTGGAGAAAAAGGACTTAGAAGCTTGACTCCGTTTTCAGAACGTTCTCCCTCGGCTTCTTGTACTCGCTCTTCCATGCAGGGGCGTAGGCCGGCGCGTTAAAGGCTATCCACAGGCCGATGGCCGTAGACATCAGCACGTCGTCATGCTTGCCAGAGCCGGGTTTGTTACCCATCGTGCCGTCATCCCTTCTCTCATACCAGCCTAATTCCCTATACATTTCCTCGTCGGGTTCTTCCCACAGCTTATCATCCACACAGGCAGTAAGGTTGTCTATTATCCAACCCTTAGTCAGTTTGTTGGTTTGGAAACCGTAGATAGGCTTCACACCTTCTGTCGTACTCTCGGGTTCTTTCGTCCTCTGATAGAGGTTAGGATAATAGCCTGCTATCTCTTCGATAATCGTTCCGAAGTGATCGCCCTCGGTGTTGTTCTCCCTCTCTCGGTCTGCGGTGTTACTCTCGATAACCAATATAGCATTATCGTAGTAATGTGCTAAAGCGGCTGCAGTCCACGCCAAGATGTCATGTCTGATATGTCCTCGCCACCTTGCAACCACTCTTGGTCTACCTTGTACCTCGGGACATAAACCCATGAGGTCTAAGACAGTCATCACGGTATAGTCGCTCGTTACTGACTTACCGCCAATATCTACAGAGACAAGGTATCTGTTCTTGACCTTGAAGATATGGTTATTAGGCTCTGCCCACACCTTCAACTCTCCCTGCCCGTCATCACGGACTTTAATATCCGCGTTAAGGAAAACATTCTTGTTCCTTCTCTCAAAGGGTGGTAGGTTGATGTTCGCAGTGTATTGAGGCGGACGGGGTTTACAATCTTCCCTTAAAGCGTCGATTGAATAGGGGTCGAACACAAGGTTACCCGAGTTTCTAAACGCCTCTACGGGGTCTATAGGGGCCTCGGTAGCCATATAAGCATGGTTCTTGTGCTTATTTCTTGTGTGTCTGTACCAGTTAATAGCTTCAAAGCAAGCACCTAACTTCCACATCTTCCAGAAGAACCTGCCAGCCTCGCGGAATCCTGCAGGGCACCGGTCATATTCCCTATTCTCAAACAACCACTTGGCGAACTCAATCTCTTCCTCTGGAGAGAAACCGACCTCACCCTTCGGCTCCATGTCGTTCTCAATCATATAGAAGGGGATGAAGAGGAACTTATAAGCACTTGTTGAGTCCTCTTTCATCGCGTCTTGACACAAATCGTAGAAGAATCCCGAGTTACCCATACCAGTACTTTCAAACACCTCTATCTCGTCTGGTAAGCCAATCAGACCACCGGACGCAGAAGAGATAACCGATTCGGGGTCGTGCTCAGGGGTTTTCTTCCACAGAGCGACCTCGGAATAGTGAATACACTTGAAGTTATCACCTCTCAGCTTCTCATAGTTCTCAAACGAAGCGACACTAAGAGTAGTACTTCTTACAGCAAATCTACCATCAGTAACCACGAAGTCAGAGTCCGAGCCTTCATAGGGATTCATCTTGAACTTCGTTCCGGGCATCCCCAGCGTCCACCCTGCTTGATTCTCGATGGCTTTTCGGTACATGGCCTTAATCTTCTTAGACGTAGAGCCGACTTGCGCAAGGATAGCGGCGTTCCAACCATTCGGGTGTCTAAAGTCCTGCATCCACTTGATATACATCTGCACCAACGTACTTCCACCCCACTGACGAGCCTTTAACAGAGCGATGAGGATAGGTTTGTTCTCATGCCTCAAATCCTCCATCAAGTTCAAGAGTACTCTTTGGGCGTATCTCAGCCTAAAGGGGATAAGCTGGCCGGTTGTCTTATCCACGATAACGTCAGTGACGTACATCGCAAACTCGGGATCGTCGATGAATCTTGCTTGGAAAAGGGCTTCTTCCACTTCTTGGTGGTATTCCTGGTCGTACTCCCTTCCACCCATAAAACCCTTCTCGATATATTTCTTGATACTCCCGTATTTCAAGACCTCACTATAAATCAAGGTCTGTAATGTCTCTTTCGGCACCCACATCTCGGGAATCATACAGTCCTTTATCTTGATATGGATTCGCTTTCCTTCCTTGAAACCATAACAGCCAACTCCAGTCAAAGGCTCATACGGGCCGTATATCTCCTGCCTCCTTCGGTGATTCTCGGCGATAATCTCCTTTACACCGTCATCTAACACTAACTTCTCTTCTTCTTTCATACAATCCGAACAAATAACCGACTAACATACAATAGATATGCAACAAACCATTCACATGAGGCAAGAATAAGGGGATAACCAGAAACCACTTGTTCCTCCAAACCATATCCCTAAACTTCCCTATCCTGCCCCAAGAGATTCCTACAATAGCAAAAAGCACTCCGCTCATCCCTACCGTCTCTTCACTACAAAAACACGGCAAGAACGAACAGAGTACCCCAATCAAGTATGAAGACAACAAAAACAATCTACATGGTATCAGCCAAAAACATAACAGGTTGGCTAATAAATGGAAAATGTTCGCATGACTGAACACATAAACGAAATGACCTGATAAATCACCCGGATAACCGTGCTTCGGCAAAAAGACGTACCAAAGGACGATTACCAGACTGACTATAATCTTCTGAATATAATGATTCATCATGTCTTACGGATATTATGCTTGTAATTCCTCGTATATCGGTTGGCATACTTGTGACAATCCCAGCCCGGCGCACGCTCAAAACCCTTTGACTTAACAAGATTCCTAATAGTCGGAGCAGAAACACCTAACTGGTCTGCTATATCCGAACAACTCTCGGTCTTATACAACTCCCTAATAGTCTCTAACTCTTCGTCAGAGAAAACTATCCTACCCTTCTGGATTCCACTTAACTTCGTCGGCATAACTATAACTCACTAAATACTTTTATATACTCACTCGCAAAATCTATCGCTCTGCCTAACTCCCTAACATCGGGCATACGATAAATACTCGGAACACTCTGAACCCTCCTGTAACGGTTGGCTTGAATCAATACAGCCCTAAAGTGCCTCATGGCCTTCTTGGAGACAAACTTCAAAGGCAACCTGCATCGGTCATCACACTTGCTCATGTCATAAACAAGGAAAGGACAAAAACCGTAACCGTCAGTATCCTCACCATGAAACCAACAACATTCTCCACAATAATTCATAGGACGTTTCAGTATCTTGTAAAGGGTTCCTATACCCCCGGGGGTGACAAAGAAAACAGAATGTGTATGTGTGTCTTATTCCGCTGTACCTTGCTCGGGTGGTCAACACCCCCACCCCCTTGGGGTCGGTTCGATTCGTCACGACTTCCGGCCAAACACATCGGTCTGCACCTTCGCGGCATTGGCACGCATCCCCTTTACCGCTTCCTCCGCGTTGACTGCGGTAGCATATTCGCGTGTCGTTGGTGCGGTCGTACCATTATTATTACCACCTTGCAGGCTTGTAGGCTTCGTAGTTGCTTGGTCTATCGCCCCTGCTGCACTCATTATCGCGTTACTGGCTCCTTGTGCCGCTTGTGTGATGTTCTGTGCCTTGGCTTGCTCCCTTTGCATATCCATTTGGGCGAAATTGGCTTCCTGCTGACGATGCAAGTTATCCACTTGTGCCTTTCTCTGCTCGTCTGTGGCGGCAATATTGGCAATTGTGTCGCCCATCATCTTGTTAGACGCTTCCTTGGCTTGTGCTACGCTTGCATCAGTTCCACCGGCAACCGCTTGCGCCCCTGCTGCTTTCTTCCATTGGTTGTCAGCCAGTTCCTTGGCACGTCTCACAAGGTTCTGCCCTGCTGCGGTGTCGAGATAGTCCTCATGGTATCGTCTGTTATACCATGCTTCTTCCTTGGCTTCCTGCTCTCTCTGCCGTCTCTCGGCTCGTTTCGCAGCCTTAGACGCACTAATTCCACCAATAAGTGATGTTGCAAGGCCTACGCCTGCACCGATGGCAGACGCAATCCATTCCTTGCGTTGAGGAACTAAGCTATTCCCCATGCCCAAAGGCTGATTTGTGTACTTTGTCGCTTTCATATCTTACCTTGTTTGAAATGTTAAAATCGCGTTCTATTTAGCATAATCGCTGTTATGTGTGTTAAAATCGCCCTTTTCCTGCATATCCATGCAAAAAACTGCATATTCGGGAGATTCTTTGACATTTCTCGTCACTCTCCGGCAATACTGGGCAACATCGCTCACACGCCGCAAATATAAGGGGTTTGGAAAAACACTCTTCCCCGTCTCGGATAGTACATTCCCGATTTAAGGTACTTTAACGGGGTTTTTTGGCCATTTTTCCCCTCTCTCACTCTCTCATTTCCCTTTGTTGTATTTCTTTACTTTTCGCCTTATTTTCTATCTCCTTAGCTTTCAGCATTTTAGTCTCGACCGTACACTAAGGGAGATAAAGAGAAAGTGTTGGGGTTTTTTACCTTGCCCGATTTAGTACAGAAAACTATCTGATTCGGCAAAGTTTTGTTAAAAGGCACACGGATTTAGTTCGATATATGCAATTATCGTGCTATATCGTTACGGAAATGTTAAAATGTGGGTTTAGTGTGCACAAATAGTTCACAAATAGGGGTTTTGCATGGTTTTATGGCTTAGGAACTGGATAAGAAAGACTGATAGTGCGCACTTATTCATCTAATAGTCTTCATCAACCTCTTTTATCTGCGATATGTCATATACGCCGTTGTTAATCTTGTAGTAAATAAAATCTACATATTCTCTATCTACGCAATCTTCGCAAGTTGTTTCTATTGATTCAATATCCCTAAAGTTTAATCTTGTTGTTGTTCCCTCTATTCCAGAACAATTGCCACTAATGTGTAGTTTACCAGGATATTCCATATAAACATACAACTTACTAAAATCAGCTTCGTTATTATACAAGAGGTCAACCCACGCTTTTCTCTCTTCCCAGTAGAAGTTCACTTTCTTTCTCTCGCGTAATTCTTGGTTGTATTTCTTTTGTTCTTCTGCGGTATAACAGAACTTGCACATCTTCTTTTCCTTGTAGTTCGCATCTTTTTTGCTTATCCTGCTTATCTTATAATCTCTTTCTTTCGCTATCTTTACGAATCTGCATTTATTTGGATTGTTTGTAGAGTGGATATAGTTTGTTTTTTCCACAAGATACTCCTTTCCCCAATCTCTTGAAGAATAGCCGACATATAAAATAACTGCTAATATTAGTATCTCGGTTAGGCAGCAGCCAAAGTCTTTCATTTTGGATTCATTATTCATAAGGCTACCATGTGCAGTTTAGAAGTTCGTAGGCTCTATCATTCACGCATTTGGTACAGAAAGACCAATCAGAAGTGTTTATGGACTTTACTTGTTCGCTTTCAATCCATTTCACATCTCCGCTTATCATGCTGCAATCTTTCTTTGCATGGCAGACGTTTTCAGTATTTTTCCATCTGTTGTAATGTTCCAGATACACATATTTACCCAAAGGGAAGTAATAGCGATAAACGGCGATGGCCAGTAATACCACAAATAGCGATATTACGCCTGATGTGATGTATCTTTTCATGCGATAGGTTATTTATTTGTCGCGTCAAAGATACGGAAATATTCTGTTGGTTGTAACGATGTGCCGGAAGATTTAGGATAAATTAAAGGAAGAGAGCCAGTTTAACCCTCTTCCTCCGCTACGAAAGGAGTAACTTTGATTCGTATCTCCTTGCCACAATGAGGGCACGTTAATGTGCCATCTCCAAATAATTCGGGAACACTAACATTTAATGCGTCTGCAATTCGTTTAAGGTAATTCATATCGAAATTGTTTCTCGCAATTGCTTGGCTGAACGATACCGGCTTAATGCCTATCTTTTTCGCCAGTTCTGCTTGTGTTATCCCCCTCTCTTTACAGAGGTCTTTAATGCGTAAATCTGATTTCGCCATATCGCTATATTTTGAAACTCCCTGCAAATATACAACAATTTCGTTTCTCTGCGAAATTATTTAAGAAATGTTATGTATTAAGACGAAAGTTTTAATTTTCCTTAAATATAGCACCAAAACATAACTTTTCCTTGGAAGTTTAGCATAAATGCTATATCTTTGCAGCGCAAACCCACCTCAACGATGCGACGCCGGAAGTTTGTCAAAGGCGAGGGAACGGAAGTGAAAGGTTTGCGTGAGGTCTTACCGATGACGTTTCTTTGGCTTACTGGTACACTTAATTAGATGCAGGGAGAAAGGAGACGTAGTAGAGGAAGACGAAAGCGTTATTTAGGCTATCCTGCATGAGTTTTAGGGCACGATGTCACACCTTATATATAAGGGAGTAGGCTGCAATTGAATTGGTCGTGCTTCACTAATTATTGTTTTACTTAAAATTATAGGAGAAAATCATTATGAAAGGCGAACACGTTTATGTACTATCGTACAATGCAGGCGTTCTTGGTGTCTACGCTGACAAGAGAGACGCGAACAAGGCAAAGTTTGTATATCAAGTAGCAGACTACAAAGGTCTGAAGGTTGAGGAACATTTAGTAGGTTAGCTATGAATGAACTGAAACGACTGGTTGAGCGAGGGGAGATTTCTCTTCGTTCAGCCGCTTACAGACTGATGAGGATGGGGAAATGTTCGTTTCTTCCCTCGGATAGAGAAGTTATTAGATTGTTACACATTATAATTTGAATGATTATGGAAGGAAGAAATATTGGTTATAGGATAGGTTATCGAAGCAGACATTTCGTTAACTGGGTAAATGACACGTTTTACCCGACTATTGAAGAAGCGGTAGCAGACAAGAAGAAGTTGCAGCCGCAGTACAAGCAGACTTTATTTGTTGAACTTGATTACGAATAGAGTTATGACACATCTTACACAATTTGAGATAGCCGGAGTGATTCTTTCGGCTATCTGCTATTTATCAGCGATTATCAGTTTAGCTAAGAACAAAGTGATTTAGGGCATATCCGTTAAAGGCGGTGCGAGGTAGTTCGAAGCCTACCTTGCCCACAAACATTATTTATTCACAAAATTATAGGAGATTCAATTATGAAAGAATTACTGATTGTTGATTTGGCTTTCAACGACATCTTTACTACTTGTAAAGAGGGAGAAACCACAAACGCTATTAAGAGGGCGAAAACGTTCTACAAGAGCGATTTGGATTTGGTGCGCTCTCACAAGGAGAACTACCCACAGGACGCGGAGTACTGGCAGACACAGATTGACAAGTACTCTAAAATCCTTTCAGCCGGATTCGAAGCTATCACGTTTGAGGAGTTTGAGAAGCGACAGAGAGAAAGGTGGCTGAATAAGCCTATCAAAGAGGTTACGGGGAAAGAGTACGATGATATGTTGTGTGTCCTGCCCCCTATTGAGTGGTACGATAACGACAAATACTCTATCTTCATGGTCGGGGAGTGCTACACGATGACATATTACTCCCAGTATCTCTACAACAAGGAGAACAAGAAGTATTATTCAGCCTTGGTTGACAGATTCGACAAAGAAACATGGATTGACAAGAGATTAGGTTTAGTATAGGAGGGTTTATTATGCTTAAAATCACGTTTAACGAACATCTTCCCCTTGATGGTGCAGGAACACTTATCAGTCCTGCCCACAAGTGGTTGGTAAAAGAAAGAACCGAGTATTGCGACAACATCAGCAAGGTTGGTAATATATGGTATATGTGGCGTGGCGGATTCGTCTACAAATCAGTTGAGCCGGAAAAGATAACGCGCCTTGATGGTTTGCATGGTACGATAGCCAGTATTACACACTATATTGGTTCGCCTTATCCGTTCTCCTGCAGATATACGAATAAGTTTGGTAAGGAGTTCGGTGCAGGATATGCAGAGTTTTCGGAACTGGTTAGGGATTTCTATTTTTATAAGAAATGCGGAATATGAGAATATTAAACAATACAGATAATTATGAGTACACAAGTAATTGAAACCAATCTTGACTTGATGAAGCAGGATTTGGTTGAGCATATTAACGATGAAATATTTGATATGCTTGAAAGGTTTGAGGATGAAGAGATAGCCGACTGCGTACTGGCTATTGCTTCTCGTCTGTTATTACCTGCAAAGGTGGTGGAACAACCATTAACGTCATGTGGCGGTGTTTGGAACTATCAGATTAAGGTAAACAATAATCATGGTGGCTTTGTTTCTGTCTCCTGCGAAGAGACTGGATGCACGGGCGTTAGCAGGACAGAATTTTTCCCGTTCTTCGAAGATGATGAGGATGGCTATTATTCCGGCCTTTGCTCTTTGGCTGATATGATTAATGAAGCATGGTATTTCTGTAACAACTAACAATTAATGGTTATATGGATTTTGGATTGTGCAACCACCTATTGCACTAAGGTAAACCTTTCTCCGGAAAGGGAAAAGGAACTGAATGAAAAGTACGATAGTAACGTAGAAGAGTTCCTTAACGACCACAGAGAGGAATTGCGCTTTTCTTCTATGGACTACGTTTCATGGATGAGCGCAAACGATGAGAACTTTGACATCATCAATTATTAACCCTTTAATACTTATCATTATGGAAGCAATAAAATTGATTATCTCGTTATGCGACATGACAGAGGATTTGAACAAGTTCGTGCGGATGAATGACAGAAACGACAGCCTTGTGGACTATATGGAAGATTTCGCGGTAGGATATAGGCTTATCTGTGGCGACCCGACACCATGTCACTTGTATTTAATCGTTGATATGCCGCTGAACGGACTTGTGCCGGAACTGATGTTTGAGCATAAGGATGCAAAGGCATCGCAGTACTTCTACGGCTACCGCATTGACGAAGAGTAAGCACCACCCACTATTCCAGTACGTTGGGATTCTCCCCTATCCGCCAATTTATGTTGGCTACCCTCGAAAGGAGATAGGGGAACAAACATTGTTTCACTTAATTAAATTATAGCGTATGAAAGATTATGGTTTAGACTATTCCAAGCCGCATTGGACTGAAACGGCATGGTATTTGTGTGTTGTTATTTGCGCTCTAATAGCCGCAGGGTATTTCACGTATAAACTCTTCACGTTATGAGCGTTAAAGACCAGTTTATGAATATGACCTACGCGGTAACGTCTGACTATTCAGAAGTTCTCCCGTATGTTGACGATGAGCGTTATTTGGTAGCCAATACCTATCACGCTAACGGGTTATTCGACAAGTATTATATAGGACTAAAATGATGGATATTATGGATTCAAGCAAATTTCAAATCGTAGAGGACATGAACGAGGTACGTTCTGTGTTCAAGGAGATTTTTGAGGGCAAGACCATCGGCACAGACGATGTGAAGATGGGCACGTTCTCTAATTCTGTGTGTGCCGCCAAGGTTGAGGGGAATCAGATTACTTTCTCCCTGCCTTTCAACGGCCCGATAGTTCTCTTGTGCGAGATACTAAAGAAGCACAAGTATAACCGCTCTAATACAATCTTCTGTGAGACGGAGATTAATGACGATAACACGATAGTTATTGCCAAGTACTACACCAAGGAATTTAAGATGTTCGACATTTAATCATTTGAGTTATGGATTTCAAAGAGATAATCAAAGACCATTTGGATAAGATGGCACAACAAGACGCAGCATTTGCGGAGCGTTACAAGTTAGAGACTAAGAATCTTGACGATTGCATCAAGTACATCACGTCAGAAGCAAGGAAGCAAGCAAAGAACAATTGCGCGGCTATCCAAGATGCAGTCGTGTTCGGGTGGGCGGTTCACTATTACCAGGAAGATAATGTCAAGGTAGATAATGTGAAAGCCAAGGTCGTTACTCCCAAGGCAGAGAAGCCAAAGGAGATTAAGCCTATCAAGGCTCTTGTCAAGGGCAAGAAGACTACGTGTGTTGAGATTGATATGTTTGCAGGAATGTTTTGAGACTATGAGACCGAGAAATAAGTATGAGAAGAGGGTGGCTGAACTTAACGCCACTCTCTCCGAAGATATTGCCGCCACAAATGTGGAATGGGTTAAGGAAGCGTGTAAGTCATGGGATATGGCGCACTTCTGTTACTTCTGTGTTCACTCCAACATGGCAGAGTTTAGGGTGCGTAGGCTTTACCGCGTCTACAAGTTCCCCGATAAGAGTACCGTACACTTCTTTTTCGTGGAGATTATGCGCGAGTTCAAGGATGGTTCCACAAAGCTTTACTTCGGTAAGCAAAGGACTATGGGTTATTACTTTGACTGCTTCATCTATAATTCTGATTTGGAGTTACGCGGTGTCAGCAAGAACTACGCAGGGTACGACATTACTCAACTCTTCGACCTCTCTATGGATTCTGTGCCGGAGGATAACGTGTCAGAGCGTATTGACTGCGTACACATCGACCCCAAGGAGTTAGGCAGGGTTATTCGGAACAATCCAGTAGCCGAGACCTTATACAAGACTGGCGACCCGTTGTTTGTTCATCTTCTGTGGGGTTCTTACCCCAAGCAGATTTGCAGAGCCATTACACTGGCAAAGCGACATGGTTTTGTATTCACAGAGCAAAGCACACCTATTTGGTTTGATATGGTTCGTTCTATCTGTTACTGCAAGAAAGACTTCCACAATCCGGTCTACATTGCCCCCGACGACCTCATGGCAACACATCAGATGTTTACCACCATGCTTTTCCGTAAGCAGAGAAAGAACAGAGAACAAAGGGCACGTAGACGCGAGGAACTGCGGTTGCAGCGTGAATATGAGTATATCCACAAGCAGCTTGAAGAGGACAAGACTATCAATGAAAAGTACATCAAGCGCAGGAAGAGGTTCTACGACATGGTGCTTACTGATGGTCTGATAGAGTGCAGGGTTCTGCGTGACGTTAAGGAGTTTGAGGAAGAGGGCAAGGCTATGTGCCATTGCGTTTACAAGTGCGAGTATTTCAAGAAGCCTTACTCGCTGATTCTCTCCGCAAGGATAGGGGATAAGCGCATCGAGACTATTGAGGTTGATTTGAGCCACTATTCCATCAAGCAATGCTACGGCAAGCACGACCAGTTTACGATGTATCACGACCGCATCGTGAGCCTTGTCGCATCGCAGATGGAAACGATTAAGGCTTATAACAGAAGACGTACAACTAAAATCAAGATTGCAGTATGAAACGCTTAGTATTAACCATAATTTTCATCATCCTATTCCTAATAGGTTTATTAGGATAGGTCGGGAGGGGTTTTCCTATAATTTTCCCCCTACCCTTTTTTCCCTCGGTTCGTGAGAATAGAGGGTTTTGTTTGAACTATACTTTATCTGATAGGAGGGGAGGGACTTTCGCGGTCTCTCCCCTTTTTTGTTTTATACTCTCTCATAGTTAACCATACTATCTACGATTGTCTTATCCAGTACCTTCGCGTAGGTGCGTTCAGTCTCTCGGATTGTCGAGTGCCCCAAGATATGTTGAACGATGTGCATGGGTACGTTTCCTTCATTCAGTAAGAGCGTAGCACCAGTATGCCTTGCCCAATGGGTGGTTACCGCCTTGTCTATCTGTGCGTAGTTGACTGCGATTTTCAGATAGGCGTTGTACTTGACGTTACTGATGATGGGCAGCTTGTTCTTGTACTTCTTCAAGATTTGAATCGCCGGTTCAAGCAAGACCACCATAAACTCCTGCCCCGTCTTTGTCCTCTTGGATTTGTAGACCTTTCTCCCGTTCACGGAGATACATTTCTTGTAGTCAAACTCCGCTAAGTCTGAATAACTCATCATCGTGTACGTCTGGAACACGAACACATCTCTTACCCTCTCCAAGCACTTGTCCTTGATTATGCAGGTTTCAAAGCGGTGGAACTCTTCGGGTGTCAGATACCTCGTCAGTCCGCTTTCATTCCCTCGCTTGATGTCTAACCGGCTATAAGGATTGCGCTTGATTAGACCATCTTCCATAGCCTGCAGGATAAAGTACTTCATGAACTTGTGGTAGTTCCACCTTGATTGCTCTTTCAGACCTTTCTTCTTCAAGACCTTATCCATGTTAAGGATATTGTTCTCCGTCACGTCTGAAAAGTACACAATCCCTTTCCAGTCCTCTAAGAACCGCAGGAATAGTTCGTAGTGTTCCTTTGTTCCTGCCGAGATACTACTATACTTCCACCTCGCCCTTTCTCGGGCAAAGTCGATGAAGTTGTCTGTCCTCTGCAGTTCCTCCGCCAGTATCTTCGGGAGTGCGTCAAGGTTCAAGGCGTTCTCGCTAATCATGCGCGTTATTATCTCCCTCGTCTTGCGCTTGACCATGCGTAACTGCTCGTTCAGTTCCTCATAGTCCTCCCTGCAGGCACTAACTTCCCCGTGAGACCATTCCTTGGGGAATAGCTTCACGCCAGTTGTGATGTACTTACGCTTCTTGTCTGCGTACACTACTAACTCTACTTGTGCAGCCGTTGTCTTGCTGCCGCGACCTCTTCGGTCATAAACAAATGTTAAACTCGGTATAACCATTGCTTTTGAAATGTTAAATTAATAATATTTAAGTCTTTTGGTAGCATTGTCATTTTTTGGTAGCACATTTGGTAGCACAAAAGCAGCAAATGATAGCAAAAGATAACAAAAGATAGCAAATAGACTTTTTTTTAATTAGACACTCGAAAAGCCCTTTAATTAAGCGGTTTTCCACGAATTACACTCTCTTTCAACGAATTAGGAGAGCCGTTATTAATCGACTCTCCTACTCCCCTTTGTGATTCCGGCGGGGTCGGTGTCGATTTTCAACCTTGTGTATTGTGTATCAACCACTTAGGACTTTAATTTTTGTTCGTTTTTCTGCCTTTGGTAGCAAGAATGTATCACGTTTTTTCAGATATTTTCTTACAAAATTTTCTTACCATGCTCTTTACTCGGTTTAATAAAACTTAATGTGGTATTGCCCTATCCGGCTTTTAGCCTATCTTTGCACCCGACAAGCTGAGTTGTCTGTGGAACAATGTGAGAATCTTCATACCTCAGATAACATCGAAAGATGTTGGGATGCCCCCGTCAGTAACCTCAGCTAACGCTGACGGGGGTTTTCTTCCACCAAATACTTACTGGAAGCAGTTAATCACCGTACTGCGTCAGACTTACCAACTGACAGATAAACAACGGCAGTCTTTTTGGAAACGGAGAGCCAAATCCTGAAACGAGACACCCAATAACAGGTCTGCAAGGTCGAAAAACGACTTATTTTACTCCGATAAGAGCTGTTCAGTATCAGTGTTCCAAAAAAGGCTTAGAACGTAGAAGAAAACTTAGCAATAAGAGGTAATAAATAATCTTCGAGTTCTCCCCTGCAACCCCTATCTTGCAGTATTGGGTGGACTATATATATAACCAATCAACATCATGTCAAAGAACGTATAGTATGAATCAGATTGAACGTTTTTCAGAACTAATGGATAGTGTCAGAAGAGAAAACCCTGCAGAATGGGTTAAACTCTATTGTTTGGCCGGCAGAATGGGTCTCATGCCTACCCATTATTCTTTTTTCGGGCGTTGTAAGCTGCGATTACGACATCTGATAGTTCGTCTCTTAGGCTTTCGGGTATTTTTTCGACTATATCAGAGGTTATATCCGTGTTAATCGCCCACTCGTTTATCTGTTCGCGCGTCATCCCGTAGCTTTCCGGATTGCCTATCGCATCCTTTAGCATTTGAAGTTTTTGTTCTAACACTTTCTTATCCATATCACAATATCCTTAGTACTCCTACACATCTGTAAAATGCGTGAATCATGTCGCGCTCAATGAGAAAATCGGGGAACTCTTCTTTGTTATAAGATACACATCTGACGTACTCCTTGCCTTTCTCTTCGTGCGGATAGATTCGTTTGAACTTCGGGCCATCGTCAGTATCAAGTAGAAAATCGTTGCCCCACTCTGGGAAGTTAGCCTTTTTGAAGAATATCTCATCACCCCTATCGTACTTAGGCGACATTCTGTTGTTTTTTAGAATCAGCGAGAAATCATAGTCAGAGAATTGTGTGATGATTGGCTTTTCCATACATAACTTTCGCTTCATGCCCTCGCCATAGTACTGTTCGATATGCCCCTCGGACATGAACTTGGGCAGACGTGGGCGTGTAGGCAGTTTATCCATGTGCTTCTGCAGTTCTGTCACGTCTGCCAGTTCCTGCTCTTGTCTGAACATTTCTCCCGTTCCGAACAAAAGCCATTCCTTTCTGACATCAGGGTAAACGGCAAGCAGCTTTGGGATAAATGTCTGTGTCGGGATCTTCCTATTGCCGGTCGTTATCTTAGTTAAAGAGGAATAGTCGAAATCTATCTTCTCTGCAAACTCTCTTTGGCTCAAACCTAATGTTTCAAGCAACATTCTTAGCCTTACTCTTCTCTCTTTGTCTTGATTCTCTTCCATAGTTGGCAATCCTTTCCTTAAATTCTGCAAAGTTTTCACAATGTACGCTAAAATATTTGGCAAAGTTTTCACATTTGGAAAATAATGCCTATCTTTGCCCCGTCAATCAATTAGTTTTGAAATGACAAAGGCTTCGGCTGGTGCGAGGGTTAAAAACCTCTCCAAACCGCTTGAACACCGCAAAGATAGGGAATTATCCTCAACCATCCAAGCCTTAACCATGATTATTTAATTTAATTAATAAATTTTAGTGTGTATGAATGTATCAACAGACGCAATCAGAGCCATCAAGCCGGGCACAATCGAGCCTTTTCATTGTGACGGAGATAAGATGTTTTCCGTTGCCACAACGCTCTCCTGTTTGAAGCGCAAAGGTCTTCCGGAGGGTGTCGTGGACTACGAACATCAGAAGTTTTTCGACAAGAATATCATCATCATCCATGCCCTTGGAGAGAATGATTCCTATGTATTAAACCAGTAACTAAAACCATAAAGGTATGAAGACAGAAATGATTAAGTTTGGCGAAAGCCAAAAGATGAGCAGCTTGGAAATTGCAAAGCTGACGGGTAAGCCACACAATGACGTGATGAAGGCCATTCGCAAGATGGAGCCTGCTTGGGAGAAAGTGCATGAGGGAAAATTTTCCCTAATGTTCCGAGAGACTGAAATCGGTAACGGGGCAACAAGGAAAGACCCTTACTACGAATTAACCAAGACCGAGTGCCTTTACGTTGCCACCAAGTTCAACGATGAAGCAAGAGCAAAACTTGTTCTTCGTTGGGAGGAACTGGAAACAAAGCAGCACACTTCCATGACGGCACTACCAGACTTTACGAATCCGGCAGAAGCCGCCCGTGCCTGGGCAGAGCAGTTTGAGCAGAAGCAGATTGAAGCAAAGCGTGCTGATGAAGCAGAAGCGCAGGTATTGTCTCTTACGCAGGAGATAGCCACCATGCAGCCAAAGGTCAGCTATTACGACAATATCCTTGCCAACAAGTCTACGGTACTCACTACGCAGATTGCGCAGGACTACGGAATGTCGGCCAAGGCTCTTAACAAAACCCTTAACGAGTTAGGTATTCAGCGCAAGGTAAACGACCAATGGATTCTGTACGCCCCGTATATCGGTATGGGTTATGTTCAATCTAAGCAAGTCACGATTACCCATAGCAACGGCTTCCAGTCTGTTAAGCTAAATACCGAATGGACGCAGAAAGGCCGTCTCTTCCTCTACGAAGAACTGAAAAAGCACAATATACTTCCACTTATTGAAACTAACAATAAGTAATATGAAAATAAAAGGTTACGAAGCAAAGAGAGTGAGCCTTGTCGTTGAAGTGTTCGATAATGGAATCACGACAAAGTGGAGGGATCTGTCCGGCGGTGTTGACCCGTCAAGTTCTGTCGCCGTAGAAGGTGGAGAATCGCAAGCCATAGGCGATGAGATATGGAGTGACATTAAAGCCTTCATGAGCAACTGCGATGCGAAGAAGGTAAAGGCGGTAATCACTTATACTAAGGAGGGGTGAGTATGAAACAGAAATGGTACAATACTGACTGGTTCGTCTGCACGTCTGCGGCTCTTGGGTTTATTGCTATGGTTGTTGCCAATTACATCTATCACCATGGGCATTTGGTATGGTAAGGGACTACATATCCGTAGCAGAGGCGGCAGAGATACTTAGCCTGTCTATAAGCCGCGTGTATCACATCAAGAACAAACTGCCGCATATCAAGTGCGGTAACAAGAAGCAGTCAAGGATTCTGTTTGTTCGGGATGAGTTGCTTGAAGCATATCAGAATATATAGTTATTTATTTGTTTTTATGTAATTCTTTCATTAATCCCTTGGCGAAGGGGCTGAACTCATTTCTATTTGTAGATGTTTTCATAGTGTTCTTTAATTATTTGTCGTGAGACAAAACCCGGTTAATAGATTGTTTTAATAAGATTTTTCATTTCCCCTGCCAGCCGTGAGGTTCGCAGGTTTTACAAGGGAACTGGAAGGCAGAATAGTTATCCCGATGATGTATTATAGTTTTTATTGTCCCATTCTGCCGGCCATGCCCGTGAGGGTTAAAGAAAGGTTCGAATCCTTTCGTTCCCACTACTTCTACACAAACGTCGGCGGTAATCTTTGGCGCGTCGTGGCCTGTTGTGGAGTTGTTCTTTGGCTTATTGGAACAAGAAGAGATAATAGGGGGTGTGGTATGCCCACATAGGAGGGATATAGATGTGTAACAATCCTTTAGAATTTGCCATAATGTCCGAGAGCAGGGTAACGCCTGCCGCCCCCAACCTTAATGCGGCTACCTATATATAATAAGGTACGTGTACCAAGCCACTAACGCAGAGGTAGGTAAACTAAAAACTTTTTGTCTATGATAGTACTTCCAACAAAACAACGGCTCGTCAGACGGCGTGATAGCGTCTACGAAATGCTTTACCATGCTCTTCAACATTGTGCCGTGGAATATGTTGAGGAGAAAATGAGACAGATACATATTATTAACGGCAAGCTAATAACGTACATGGAGCGTGAACGCGAACCTAAAGAAATCTTTAACGACTAATGGTACTAAGAAGAAAAACTCCGCTTCGCTCTAAGAAACCGAAGAGCAAGTTTGAAATATCAGAGGTTAAGACGAAGACAAAACCTTTAGAGGACAAACGCAAGCATATTGATGAACTCGACAAGGTTTTCCAGTTCTATGTCAGGTTGCGCGACTCTCGTAGCGATGGCCGTTGTCAATGTATAAGTTGTGGCAAGATCGTTCCATTTGATAAGATTCAAGCCGGACACTATCGCTCACGCAAGAATCTTAGCACCAGATGGAGCGAACTTAATGTGAACGGCGAGTGTTTTTTGTGCAACTGCATGGAGGGCGACCATCTAATCAACTATCGCAAGAATCTGATAAAGAAGATAGGAGAAAGCAAGGTTAACTGGCTTGACGCCTATTGTAACGAGACCTACAAATGGAGCGACTTTGAGTTAGTAATCATGATTAAGGAATACTGCAAGAAGTGTTCAGAACTCTCAAAGGAAAAAGGAATACCGATAAGTCAGACTGTTCAAAGAATAATAAAGAAATATAATAAGTAATACCAAATCAAATAGTTATGGATGCAAGAAAACACATTACACTACTCGACATCATGGTTGATGGTCGATTCTTATGCCAGCTTCGCTACACCAAGCGAGGACTGCCAAAGATGCAAGACGGAGAGATTGTAGAGGTGCATAACCACAAAGACCTCGAAGCCTTTGTGCTGGAACAACGCCCTTCGTTAAAGGGTAAGAAGTTCTCCATTGAGGTTGCCAACCAACAAGTGTTTAACAGATAAATTTCAAAAGTATGTTTGGATTCAGTTTAATTAAGACAGCCAAGTATGAGAAACTTCTCAACGAACTGGTTGCATTAGAGAAAAAGAACGTTGACTTGTATAACCTGCGCAACGGACTTGACAGGGATATTCTGGACTTGCGTAATCAGAACACCGCCATGCGTCTTGCCAATAACAAGCACATTAAAGACCTCGACCTTCTGCGCAAGGACTACAAGAAGCTGCAGAAGAAGATTATTGACTTCGGCAGAAGAAATGTTATGTTCGATGATTTCTTCTCGGTCGTAGATTCCAAGTCTACGTGTGAAGAGTGTTCATTAAAGCAGAAGAACTGTAAGAGGATTGCCTGTGGCAGCAAGGAGGTCTGCATTATTCCCAAGTACTTTCAATATAAAAAGTAAGGCTATGAATCTGATAGACATCGCAATATTCAAACACTTCATACGGTCGCGCGACTTGCGCCACAACTTCATTAAGAAGTATAAGAAGAGCCGCACGATGACGAAGAACCCGGAGAGTATAGAGGCTTATCTGAGTAATGTGGAGCCGGAGAGTGTCATTACCAAGGCCATAACCCTGTTTCATCCTAATGAAACCTTTGGCTTCGACTTCTGGAACAACCTCGACAACAACTGGCAGAACTTCTACAAGCACATGAAGGCCGACCATGCAACAGACCAAGAGGTTAAGATACTCTCTTTGGCCGGAGTTTACCAAGTATTGTGCGAGAATTGGGACACCGACAAGCCACATCTGTATGAGACCCGTGAGCAGACTATTAAGAGATTAGGACTTGCTTATATGCTGCATCCGATAAAGGAAGAAGAGCCTGTAAAGGTTGAAGAGCAGACAAAGGAAGAAGAAAAACCTTTGGTGGATTCCTCTAACGATTCAGATCCTCTGTCTGACTTTGATTTCTTCGACGATGTTGTTCCAAGGTCGCACAAGTTGAAGTCTAACGAGGTTTCACTGAACTACAAAGACTCCTACAAGATTACATTCAACACGCAGGAATCGGAGTGCATCAAGAAAAGCGGTCTCACTTTGGCAAGACTGGCAAAGAAGAATAACGACTTCTATCTTATCATCAACAACGAGAAGGGAAGTAACATATCCAACCTTGCAGGCAGGAAGTCAAAGCAGAACATCACCATCAACTCTAAAGACATCTGTGTGCGTCTGCGTGTTTTCCTCTCTATCAAGGAAACATATTCTAAATTTACTATTGAGAAACTCCAATCTACAAGTGATTACATTATCTACAAACTCATTAAACAATGAATATTAAAATTCAAGGCTTATCCCTTAACAACTTCAAATGTTTCAAGGGATTTAACATGTTTGATTTTGACGGCAAACAGATTATTACCGTCAAAGGGCGTAACGGCGCAGGAAAGACCACTATTGCCGACGCTATCCTGTGGTGTCTTTTCGGTAAGAACTCGCAAGGCCAGTCTGACTTCGACCTAAAGACACACGGAGAAGACGGCAAGCCTATTCCTCACCTCGACCACTCCGTAGAACTCTTATTATCTATTGATGGCAAAGAGGTTTCTCTGAAACGAACCATCAAAGAGACGTGGATAAAGAAGCGTGGTGCAGACGAGCAGGTGTTCAAGAACAACACCACCGAGTATATGGTTAATGGAGATGCCTACACAGCAGCCGACTATAAGAAGTATATCGCTTCCCTCATCAGCGAAGATGTGTTCCGGGCCATCACCAACCCAACCTACTTCCCGTCTCTCAAATGGCAGGAACAAAGAAAGTTCCTTGAACTCATTGCCGATGATGTAAAGCAGCCGGACGGCGAAGAGTTTGCCGACCTCTTGAAGCAACTGAATGATTCTGACGAGGACATCATTGCCCACCGCAAGCACCTCTCTTATCAGATTAAGGAGATAAAGAAGAAACTCGACCTCATCCCCACCCGTCTGGAAGAGCAGCACAAAGCCTTGCCGGAAAAGGTTGATTCCGACAATATCAATAGTGACTTGCTTGCCAAGAAGAATCAGATTGAAGAGATAGAGAAGAATATCCTATCTATCAAGACTGGCTCCGGTGCTGACGTGAAGCGTGATGAACTGCGCAAGGAGATTGATTCTAAGCAGGCTATCTTGGTTGGTTTCAAGAAGCAAGCAATGGTTGAGCAGAGTACCTATGAAGCGGCCCACAACAAGAAAGTGTCCGACCTTGCCTTGAAGTTCAACAACGAACTGAACAATCAGAAGCTGATGGAGCAGACGATTGAAGCAGACAAGCGGCTGATCGAAAGGTGCAAAGAAGTGGACTACGAAGCCGAACTGCAGAAACTGCGCGACCAATGGCCCACGTCTAAGTTCGTCGTTGACCCCAATCTTTCCTATTGCCCCACCTGCGGCCAGCCTATACCGCAAGAGCAATACCAGGAGAAGGTCGAGGAAATGCGCAAGAACTTCAACCTGCAGCGCGAGGCTAAGATTAAGGAACTCAACGAAAAGGCTGCAAAGATTAAGCAGCAGCAGGCAGATGCAGGCGTAGAACTTCATAGTTTGGAAAGTAAACTGGCTGACGACACGAAGCAGCTTGAAAAAATCAAGGAAGCTATCAACAATATCTTCGCAGAGAAATCAAAAGCCGAGAAAGTGCCTGTGCCTACGCAAGAAGAGATTCTTTCCTCTAACGTGGAGTATGTTGACTTGTCTAAGCAGGTTCTTGAACTCGAAGACAATCTCGCTAACATTACCGATTCAGACGAGGATAAAGACAGGCTGACGGAACTTGAAGGCAATTTGTTTACGCTCAAAGCGGAGGTTGAGAACCTGCAGCAGCAGCTTGCATCAGTTAAGCAGTATGAGAGAGGTATTTCCCTTATCGAAGCTATCCAAGCAGAAGAAAAAGGTCTTATCGCACAACTCTCTGAACTTGAACGTCTCGACGATATAGCACGCCGCTACCAAGAGCGTCAGAACGAGATACTTGAAGAGTGTATCAACAAACACTTTAACCTTGTCCGCTGGAAGATGTTTAGGACGGTCAACAATGGCGGCGACCCCTTCGACGAGCCTTTCTGCGAGTGTTATGTGGATGGTGTAGCCTACCACGACGGACTGAACCAAGCTGCACGGCTGAATGCCGGCCTCGACATAATCAACACTCTAAGTAAATACTACCAAGTATCTGCGCCTATCTGCCTTGATAACGCCGAGAGTACGATTAATATCATCGAAACGCTCGGGCAGCAGATACGCTTCGTAGTTAGCGATTGTGACTTGCAGTTATGGTAGATGTTAAGAGAGATAACAAGAGTGAGGATAACTGGATAGTAACCAAGACGGATTCAGAAGGGTTTCATTGTCAGTTAAACCTTACTCTTGATGAAATGAACCAAATCGTAAATTATTGGATAAACAAAATTCTTTAACTATGGCAGAAAATCAAGCACAAACAACGGCTCTCGCACAGCCGACGAAAAAGCAGGAAGTGATTCTTGCTTTCAACAAAGTAGTGAACGGCGGTTATATCCAAAACCAGCTCACAAAAATCATGGGAAAGAACGCAGGCTCGTTCACGTCATCCATGATCGAATTATTCTCGCAGGATTCTGGACTGCAAGAGTGCAACCCGAAAGATGTTGTCATGGAAGCAATGAAGGCTGCATCACTTCACTTACCCCTCGCACGCCCTCTTGGGCGAGCCTATGTTTTACCATTCAAAAACAAAGGTGTGGCAACCCCGACATTCGTAATAGGGTGGAAAGGATTAGTGGATTTAGCTGTCCGTACTGGTCAGTATGAGACTATCAACGCTATCTGTGTTTACAAGGGAGAAATCTCTGAACAGGACAGACTTTCCGGTTTTATCAAGCTCGACGGTGTCAGAGAGTCTAATGAGGTGGTAGGCTATCTTGGATATTTCAAGCTGACTACCGGCTTCGTGAAGATGGTTTACATGAGCGTCGAACAGATGGCACACTACGGAAAGACCTACGCCCCTACCTTGAAGTTCAACAAGATTACAGAAGATGAACTTATCAAGAAAGCACAAGAACAAGCCGAACATGGCCCACAAGCCGGCGCAGTCGGTTGGTTCGGAGATTTCAACGCTATGGGTTTGAAGACCGTAGTCCGTAAGGTTCTTTCCTGGGGCCCGATGTCGATTGAACTCCAAAATGCTATTGCCAATGATGGCGATTACGACATTCCTGCAGAGCAGAAGCGCGACGAAGACAACGCCCAGCCTCGCACGGTCATCAGCGTAAACGCTATCTCTACACCTGTTGAGCCGGAAGAAGAAAAGGAAGATAAACCAAACTTCTAACCTATGACTCGTCTGATTACTATCGGCAGTTCTTCTGCCGGAAACTCTTACGCTATTGATACTGGCTCCGAGATATTACTTCTCGAAGCTGGTATCAAAATGGCAGAGGTGAAAAGGGCAATAGATTTCCGGCTTGCCGATGTCGTGGGTTGTGTGTGTTCCCATGTTCATGGAGACCATGCTAAGTACGCTACGGAGTATGCAAAGTTTGGTGTCAAGGTCTACGGCCCGCAGGACATAGCAGACAAAAAACTATTTCCTTACGAAAAGTTTTCTGTCATGAAAGCAGGCAAGACGTACCGCATCGGCTCGTTTGATGTCGTACCATTTGAAAACTTCCATGATGTTCCCTGCTATGGTTACATCGTCAGACACAAGGACTTCGGCACTTTACTCTTCTCGACGGACACCTATAAGATAGATGTTGCAGTCCGGGGTATCAACCATTTCTTGATTGAAGCCAACTATTCTGACGAAATCTTGAAGCAGAACGTCTGGAGTGGTAAGATAGACAAGGCACAGGCTGACCGCGTTATGCTTTCTCACATGAGTATTGAGTATTGTGTCAAGTATCTGCAGGATTGTGAAGCTAAGAAAGCACATACCATCACGCTTTGCCACCTCTCTGAAAGGAACTCTAACCCTATGGCTTTCCATGAGGTTGTGGCAGGTACTTTCGGTGTGCCGGTATATGTCGCAAGGAAATGTAGTATAATAAATTTGGTGTAATGGCACGATTCTCACCTTCCGACCCAAGGGACTATTTGGAAATCCTTGACTTCTTGAACAAGGCCAAGGAGCAAGGCTTTGACGTGGAACTAAAGAAGTTCTATAAGAAACGCTCTAACCCTCAGAACAGGTATCTTTATCTGGCCTTGGGTTACTTTGCACATTGCTACGGCTGCTCTTTGGTTGAGGCGAAAGAAATCTACCTAAAGAAGTACGCCTGCCGCGACATCTTTGAGGTTGTAACGACCGACAAGAACGGACGCGAGGTGAACTACTATCGCTCTACCGCAGATCTCAACACCGTAGAAATGTCAAATGCTATCAGCAATTTCGTCGCCTACGCTTCCTGTAACGGGATTGAGATACCTGCGCCGGACGATGAATTAGGAATAAGATATTGTGAACGACAAATCGAAAAGACATCAGTATATGGAACTTAATGGAGTTATTATCGCTGTACTACCTGCTAAGTCGGGGGTATCAGCACGAACAGGAAAACCTTGGTTTACACAAGAGTATGTAATCGAGACATCTGGACAACACCCTAAGAAGTGTTGCTTTGAAGTCTTTGGTGAGGATAGAATCAAACAATTCAATCTTCAACAAGGGCAGACGGTATCAATTCAGATTGACATTGATGCCAGCGAGTATCAGGGGCGTTGGTATAACAGCATAAAGTGCTACAACGTGACGCACACCGACCTCTTCGGTCAGCAGCCTGCACCCGAACCTCAGCCTGTCGTGCAAGAGGTTAATGAAGCTGGCACCGACGATTTGCCCTTCTGATGTATGGCTAAAAAGAAACCTATCATCCTGCATATATGTGGAGAGTGCGCAAACGTGACACCAGTAACTGACAAGTTCCATCTTCTCAGTATAAAAGGAGAACCTACACTTGGTACTTGTCCTTATTGGAAAGAGTCACGCTGCGTACTCCTTAGCTGGAAATCTGAATGTAAACATTACAAACCGAAACGTCTATGACAAAAGAAGAAATAAATTTGGCTTTTGAAAACCGCTGGCGAATCAAGGGTAAGTTCGGACAGATGAACCAAAACTCTGCCACCATGTCCTTCGACGAGTTCTTTGAATACATCAAAGGCTTGTGTAAGGACTTCTTTGAGACCGGCATACTCCTCGCCGAAAAAGCCTCTCCTTCTGGTCAAGAGAATCCGACAATAGAGGTGGTATGTCACGACTTCGACTACTGGTGGGGCCTCTACGACCTAAAGGTGGGCAAAGAGAATTGTCAGAAGAAATGGGCTAAGATGTCTGTTAAAGACCGTGAAGCCTGCATCGCCGGCACACCTGCCTACGTCTCAGCCACCCCAAATAAACAATTTCGTAAACGCCCTCTCACCTTCCTTAATCAGAAAGCGTGGAAGGATGAGATAATACCACAGAACAATGGAACAAAGATTGCCTTCGACGAGCAACGTCTCAACAAACTCGCTGACATACTCACAGACTAACCTGCCTCAGTCCTCTCTTTTGAGTGCTGACAAGATAGCTTCTGCCATAGCACGCTTCGGTGAGGACTACCGCCCGTTAGTTTTTGAGCGGTACAAGAAAGGTGGCGGTATTCAGCAGGCGGTAAGAGATAAAGCACCCACGTTCAGAGACATTACAAACTTCTTCACGGAAGAGGCTACCGCTTTCTGGCTACGTTTCCATATTGCCGAGACCTTTGCTTTCCTTGGTATCTACGACACAGCATCCAAGTACCAGGTACAGCAGACGGCCGATCTGATTCTTACTCACGAAATCTACGGTCAGCTAACACTCTCGGAGTTCCTTTGCTTCTTGACGAGGTTCAAACGCGGAGATTATGGGAAGATATATCAATCCTCCCGGCCAAACCCGCAGGAGTTCTTAGCCTGCCTGCAGCCGTTCTGGAATGAACTATCTCGGGAACGAATCAGACGCGAGGAATCAGAGCGCGTGGAAAAGCTATCAAAGAACGCTCACGATTCAGAAGCTATGTCCCGTGAAGAATGGATAGAGATTAAGACAATAACTGCAATGTATAACTCAGAATACACGGTAAGATGAAAACAAAAGGACATACAGAGAAGATGCGGCTCACGATTGAGTTTGCGGACAACGGAATCATCCTGCGCAACCCGGACTGCGAGGATATTGTAGAACTGGCACTGACGCGCCGGATAGGATTGTTCAGCCTCAGTGACCTGAGAAAGATTGCGCCCATCGGCGATTTGGGCTACGCTAACGGGTGGGAAACATTTTATGGTACTGGCTGGATGAATGGCGGTTTAGAGAACGCCATTGGTGCGACTACATCGAGCACGGCACCCAGCAGGGCGGTGGCAGTCAGGACACGGGCGGGGGGCTGGAGCCGTAAAGGATTGACTCTACCACAAGGCCCTGGGAAGCCAACAGATAAGTTGAACGTGAGAGCATCCGATGGGTGTTCCTCTTTTAATTGACGAAGAATTATGCCACTTTACAAATGCGAAAAATGCGGATGCGTAGAAAACACAGCTCTCGGGCTGTATTGGATGCGGAGTCATCCAGAATCATACGACTGGTCAGAAGTCGGAGAGGAGTTCAAAGGCAAAGCCCTCTGTTCGGAGTGCGCCCCAAAGCGATACATAAACGGAGAGCCTACGAAGTACGGCAAATGGCATGGACGATTCCCCAAGGAACCATTCGATGAAAGTAAACATGAACATACTAAGTTATAGGAACTATGAAAGAGAAAAAGCAAATCGCCGTTATAGTTGACGGCAAAAAGTACGAGTATCTGAATAGTAAGCACGACGGGGCAACCAAGACGTGCGAGGATTGTGCGCTGCGTGAAATGTGCAACGATTACGAGGATGGAATCATCTGCGGAGCGTTTGGCATTGACTCTGACAGCAGCAGCAACTTCCAGTATGTGGGCGAAGAAATACCAGCCGACGAGCCGCAAAGCCGTGGGACATCTTAGCATGTTACAATTAACTTAATATTAACCCCTAAAAACAAACAGCATTTATGAACAAACAAGAGATTAAGAAGAAAGTCACAGCGATTATTGTCGACAAGCTGGGCGTAGAACCCGACGTAGTGAAAGACGATGCTAAGTTCGGAGACGATCTCGGCGGCGACAGCATTGACTTCGTAGACGCAGAGATAGCCTTTGAGAGAGAGTTTGGTATCACCATCCACGATGATAGGTTTTGCAAGTGTGAGACCATCGGGGAAATGTGTGACTTCATCGAGAAGCAGATGCAATAACCCATTTATATTCATCCTTAAAACAAAGCAATTATGTATTCTGAAATGTTAAACAAGAAAGTCCTGGTTCGCAGTTATGACGCAGGCGTGTATTTTGGTACACTCACAAAGGTAGAAGGTGATGTTGCTCGCCTTGAAAATGTTCGTAACATCTGGCGATGGGAAGGTGCCTCGTGTCTCTCGCAAATTGCCAACGATGGCATTAAGGGAGGTAATGTATCTCCTGTCGTATCAAGCATGGTGCTGAATAGGGTATGTCAGATTATCCCCTGCACAGAAAGCGCAATCAAGAACTTAGAAGGTCAGAGTGTATGGCAGTATTAGAAGATAAGATAATAGCATTCCTTGATGTTGGCTACGGCAACGGCTACGGCAACGGCTACGGCAACGGCGACGGCGACGGCTACGGCTACGGCAACGGCTACGGCAACGGCAACGGCTACGGCAACGGCTACGGCAACGGCAACGGCTACGGCAACGGCGACGGCTACGGCGACGGCTACGGCGACGGCTACGGCTACGGCTACGGCTACGGCAACGGCGACGGCTACGGCGACGGCTACGGCGACGGCTACGGCTACGGCTACGGCTACGGCATTGCTGAAATCAACGGAAAGAAAGTCTATAAGGTCGATGGTGTACCAACGATTATCGAGTCTATCAAGGGTAATATCGCCAAAGGCTACACCATTCGCCACAACGTTGAACTTGTACCTTGTTATGTCGCCAAGGTTGGCAATTACTTTGCTCACGGCGAGACCTCTCACGAAGCCCTGCAAGCTGCACAAGAGAAATATGACGAGAACAGACCTTTGTCAGAACGGATAGCTGATACTATCAGGAAGTACCCAACCCTTGATACAAAGGTGTCTCACTCTGAGTTATACTCACTGCACCATATACTCACTGGCAGCTGCAAGTTCGGGCGTGATGAGTTTGCGCGAGCACACGGGATTGACACGAAGAACGGAGAAATGACTATGCGTGAGTTCATCGAACTAACCAAGGATGCCTACGACTCTGAAGCTATCGAGCAACTGGCCGGGGCCTACAATATTAACATTTAACAAAACAATTATGGCAAACAAAACAAATTCTTCGACTGGAGGTATTGGATTCCTCGGACTTCTCACGATTGTATTTATCGTGCTCAAACTATGTAACGTGATTTCATGGTCATGGTGGTGGGTACTCTCCCCGTTCTGGATTCCTATTGCTGTGGCAGTAATCATTGGAGTGGTGTGTTTAGGCATAGGCATAGCACGGAAGGAACAATACTAACTCATCGGGCAGGGCGACACGGAAAATAACTAAAAACAATAAATTCAAAATAGGGAAACTCCACCGCCCTGCCCTTAACTCTCTCAACAATGAAACAATACTGCGTAACAGGCGTATCAAAGCTGTCAGGACAGCGTGAAACACTCACACCGCCATGTTCACGACAAAACGCCTTGCATATCCTCAACCGGGAAAAGGCAAAGCGACTGCGCGACAGGGACTACACCCTCCTGCGGATGGAGTCTTACCCACCCCAACAAATGACAATACAATTGTAACTAACAAACCCCAATCAACAATGAGAACAAGAACAGCAAACTGGTTCGTATGCCGAGTATCATACGAGAAGACAATGGATGACGGCCTCCTGAAGAAAGTGAAAGAGCTGTACGTCGTTGATGCCCTTAGCTTCACCGAGGCCGAGGCCCGCATCATGGAAGAAATGGCATCGTACATCAGCGGCGAGTATGACATTCAGGAGATTGACCGCGCCCCCTACAAGGAAATCTTCTTCTCTGACATGGATTCTGCCGACAAGTGGTACAAGTCCAAGGTGCAGTTTGTCACCATCGACGAGAAGACCGCCAAGGAGCATAAGACCACCGTGAACTATCTCGTTCAGGGCAGCAGCCTGGAGAACGCCCGTAAGAACATCGACGAGGTCATGGGAGCCACCATGATTAACTACACCATTGCTGCCGTGGCCGAGACCACCATCATGGACGTGTTTGAACATAGTAAGACATTAGCTAAGTGAATTGTGCGGAGAAAATGAAGATTGGACTCGTTGACATAGACGGACACGCGAAGAAAAAGAAATGGGGAGCGACGATCTACCCGAACCTCGCGCTTTGCAAGATTGCGAGATACCACAAGCAGCATGGCGACGATGTAGAGTGGGCTTTCCCATTCGAGCACTATGACGTGGTGTATATGTCGAAGGTGTTCAACTTCTCGCCCGACGATCCACAGGCTTTCGCCTTCTTCCAGCTCGTTGAGGCTTGGCGCAACAAGTGGCATCAGTACTTCGCCTATCGCCGGGACGCTAAGAGCGACAAGCGCGTCCTGCAGATGATGCGCAACCAGTGCTTTGCCTACGAAAGAGAGATAGACAAATATGTAACTAACGCTATAGGATTATGAAATACAAAATTCTAGCAAAAGGAGTATTAGATGTAGAGTTTACTCCGGAAGAATCGTTTCTATTCAAGCCTTACTTAGGGTTGTACTTTCTGAGAGACGGAGATTTACATCCCGAAAGGATAGACAAGTTTTCTTTGATGAGGTATCAATATACAGATACATTTCTAGACAACTTGTGGAGAAATGGGTTACTCTTTAAGACATTGGAAGACGCTGAAAAGGCTAGAGAGTGTATGCTGAAAGCTCTGCATAATAATCTAACAGTAAAGCTATGACCGTCTACATCCATCGGCCTCAGCGTCATCTTCGAAGATTTTGATAACCGAATTAAATTTGAATAATTATGGCAACAAAAGGACCAACAGAGAAGATGCGGCTCACGATTGAGTTCGCTGACAACGGCATTATCTTGCGCGACCCGGACTGCGAGGATAGTGTAGAACTAGCGCTGACGGGCAATGGCACGATGATGTCAATGGGCGGCGAATACTACGACCCCGACCACAGCCAAGAGTATGAGGCTATCGGCAAGAAGGTGTACGACTGGCTGACCGAGGTAGTGGTTTGCGACCACAGGGACGAGATAATAGCCACAGGCGCAGAGATTGAAGTTATAGCAACGTTAACAGGACGTAAACGATAAACAATAAGACTATGGATAAACTCTTAGAAATCCTACAAGGTCAGCGCAAAGAGGTACTACAATACCTCGTGTTGAAACTCATGGAAAGCGGCAGTATCTCCTTCGCAGAGATAGCAGAGCTTCACGTTCAGTATTTAGAGAAGCTAAAGAAAGCTGAAAAGGAAGAGCTGATGACGCTCAGAGGCAAGGTAATCTCTACGTGGTGTGACTATAAGAATCAGGTTGGCAAGCATCTTGTCTCGCTCATGCAAGAGGCAAAGGATAAGGGGTGGGCTAACATTTCACAAGAACAGATTGATAACTCTAAATGGAATAGATAATTACGAAGTTTACATTAAGACTATAAGATTATGACAAAACATAAATAAGAAAGCGTATGAAGAGTATCAAAGAAAGAGCAGAAGAATATGCTCCATATACAAGAGAGGATTCTTGGAGTAGGACGCAAAAATGTATTATCGCGCAAACATCCTTTGAGGCAGGTGCGAACTATGTGCTTGAAGAGATAGAAAGTGTTCTTAAAGAAGACGAATGTAATGATAGACCTTGGTTACTTAAAGGAGAACGTTTATATAACAAATTAGCAACAAAGATTAAAGAACTTAAAGGGGAATAACTATGCCGTACTATCAAGGAGATATAATGCACTGTCGCAATGAAAAGTGTGCATCCAAACTATTATGTTATCGTTATTGGCTCGGACAACGTGCCAAGTTCTACGGTGGTATCGTGACTATGTTTACTTTAGACGAAAAAACGAACAAAGATAAGTGTGAGAATTTTTTGTATATAAAAAACTATTAAACAAAATAAATTATGGACTACGAAAAGGAATACAAAGAACTCGTTGCCAAGTTGACAAATGCTTACAACGATGAAAGTGTGAACGATGACCGTTTCTGCTGCGTGATGAATGGTATCATGCCCGAACTCGCAGAGAGCGAGGATGAGAATATCAGGAAAGAGCTGCTATCACTATTCAAAGATGGTAGGGATGGTGTAAGTCATATATATTATGACTCTGATTGTGAAAGGTACATTGCTTGGCTTGAAAAGCAAGGCGAGCAGAAGCCTTTGGTTGTTCATAAGTTTAATGTTGGTGATGTTATTGTAAATGACTATTGTATGGGTAGAGTGATTGAACTCACAAACGATGCCTATTTGTTAGATACTGAACAGGGTATTCCATTCTCTCATGAGCATAATGCACATCTTTGGACTATCAAAGATGCAAAGGATGGCGATGTGCTTTATTTACAAAAAGACGGTAAAGAACATATAATCATATATAAAGGAGTAATCAAAGAAAGATTTAGGACTTTCGTAAGTGCATATTGTGCATATAATGGCATAGTTGATGCTTTCTGTTTTGCGGATGTCAGTAGATATGTAGATATAGCATACGAAGGTATTATGCCAGCAACCAAAGAACAGCGTGACCTCTTATTCCAAAAGATGAAAGAAGAAGGATATGAGTGGGATGCTGATAAGAAAGAATTGAAGAAGATTGAACAGAACCCTACTTGGAGTGAAGAGGATGAAATCATGGTTGCAAGAATAATAGATGAGTTAGTAGCAATGCAGCATAAGTCTAAAACTGTCATCGAAAAGAATTTTTGCCAAGAAAAAATTGATTGGCTTAATTCTATCAAAGACAGAGTTCTTCCACAGCCAAAGCAAGAGTGGAGCGAAGAAGATGAAAAACACTTAAAAGGTATTTCATTATGTCTTTCATCTATTGATAATCTTGAAGACCCTGAAACATGGATTAATTGGTTTAAAAATCTCAAAGACAGAGTACAATCGAAACCAAAACAGTGGAAGCCAACGGAGATGCAATTAACTTGCTTAGAAGATGCCATAAACGCATATCATAGAGATGGTCATCCTGCAAAATGTTTAACATCACTTTTGAACGACTTAAAAGCATTATAGTTATGAAAGCGAACGCGCCAGAAAAGATTTGGGTTCACGAACTATCCGCAATGGAATTAAATGTACCATTGAAAGAGTGTCATGTGGAGTACACCCGTACTGATGTCTTTATTGAGAAGGCATATAAGTTTTTTGCACCATATATTCAAGATAACAGTGGTGGGTATGATAGGGCTTATATGTATGAGAGATTCAAAAACTATATGAAAGGAGAGTAAGGTATGAAGATAGAAGCATTTGAAACCGAATATAGTGTAGAAGATGTCGTTTGGTTTATGTATAAAAACAAACCAACAAGAGGTCTTGTATATAAAGTTGAAGTTCGGTTTGAAGAAGAAGCCAATTTGTCTTGGACTGAAAAATGCAAGAACATTGTTAAGAAACTAAAATCCTATTTTGACGAGCATTCTTTTGAAAAGCATGTGTCTTATCGTGTGCTTAAAATAAATAATGACGATACATATTACGGTGTAGGAGGCTTTAGTTACAAAACAGCAGATGAATTATTCCATACAAAAGAAGAATTGTTAAAATCTTTATAATCATGGCACAGTACATAGACAAAGACGCTTTAATAGCGGAGATTGAGAAAAGACAAAAAGAAGAAGTGTTTTATGATGAAGATGGTTCATTTGCTTCATGGGCAGACCAGAATCACTATTCTACTTTGGTGTCTATTAAAAATTTTATTAACACCTTTGAAGTGAAAGAGGTGGACTTGGAGAAAGAAATTGACAACTATCTTCAACCATTAGCGGCATGGGAAATTCAAGAGGCACCATTTACTTCAATGGAAAATATCGCCAAACATTTCTTTGAACTTGGTGTATGGGTTAACAATCCTATCACAGCAGCAGATAGAGGTACGGCAGAGGAAATCATCATCAACCTTAAACGAGTAGAGAATGATTATAGAATAAACCTTACAAAAGAAATTGAATGGTTAAGAAATAAAGTCAAGAAAGGAGAAGAAATATGATTTGGATTACATTATCTTGTATTATGATAGCCATTACTGTAGGAGGCTTGTTTTATATAATAGAACAAAATAATAAAGCACAGAAAGGAGAAAAGTATGTTAAATAGTAATTCTGGATTCTGTTTGTCCGATGGTTCAAACTGTTTCAAATGTGCCCTCTTACGTTGGTGTGGGGGCAGACGAAGAAGAAACTAAATATAAAAGTTATGGAAAATAGAATTGCATTGGTAATCATTGCTGTTTTAATAGTAGCAGCACCATTTATATTGTATTTTTGGCAAGGAAGAAATGGAGGTATCGGATGATAGGCAAAGCACAGAAAGGAGAATAGTATGACAGACAAAGTACAGAAAATCCGTGAAGAGGTTGAAAGACTAATGTACGGTTTCAATTTGGAGGCAGACATAGCATCGTGTGAAGATGCTGAAACCGAAAAATTCGCAGATATAAAGTATCAGTTATGTAAGAAAATACTTGACTATATAGACAAGGCTCAAGAAGAGCCTGTAAGCGAGGACTTGGAGGAGGCGGCAATACAATTTGCTACTGATACTGTAACCGGGAAGGTTGATGTTGTAAAACAGGGTTCATTCTTCTGGGGTGCTCAGTGGAAAGAGCGGCAGTTTGAAAAGAATCGCTTGAAACATTGTGATAGCATAACCAATGAACAGGCAGAGTTGGAGCAAGGTTTTATTGACCAGCATATTGATAAGCATCAGCGTATGCCAACATTCTTGGATGCTATCGAGTATGGAATGAGGTTGCAGAAAGAGAAAATGATGGCAAATACTGCCGACGCTATGATTGGTTTGCCTTACGAAAACAAGGATACTGAAACTTGTAAAAGCTGCAAGCGCAGATACGATGATGCTCATCTTTCTTTTCCAGACTGCTGGGATGGGCATAAGGAAGAAAACAAGAGGAGAGGAACTGGGTGCAAATATTATGTATTTGACGAAAACATTTTATAGGATGAATGTATTAGATAAAAAAACATGATTATCTTGCAGAACAACCCCGACCATTCATCTCGAGTGGCCGGGGCTTTTTCTTTCTCCTTTCATCTTCACAGACTTTCCAAGAAATCAACAATAACTTAGCTTTTAGTTACTAATCGTGATGAAAAAACTAATCTACAAACACTATGTACCTAAAACAAATTTAATAACCTAATAACATATAGAAACTGTAAAACTATGAAAAAAAACTACGTTGCCATCGCTATGGCTCCCAAAATTAACGAAAACACACATTATTAATTATGTTTGAACCTAATCGGAATGGAATACTGAACACCCACGCCTATTCCCGGTTGTAGTCCCTTGGGCGTAGCATATAGTCCGCCCTGCAAGCCTACAGACCATTGTGACGGCTGGACGGTGTTCGTGATGACGGTGTTCGTCTGATAGACCTCTATACTCTCCAGCCTTGGATCGTAACCCGATACCACGGCCTTATATGTCGAACTGTCCGTGTACGTCTTCAAGCTGATGGGTATCACTGCCACACCATCCTCCACCCTGATAATGGTGTCGTGCTTGACAAACGTGTCCGGCGCAACGCTGATGGGCACATACTTATACCTCACCACCTCCTGCGTCACTACCTGCGTCTCCAGCTTCTCAAACGGAATCTTCACTGTATCTCTCACCGTCACCGTGTCGGAGTGCGCTATCAGCCCCTCGTCTGCGCCCATCTGTCCTGTGCACCGTCCGAGACAGAAAGCTGCCACCATCAGCACCACAAGGATAGCCAACGCTATCAGCAAGTCCTTTATGTCCTTTGTATTCATTATCTTATTTCTTTTACATCTATCTCTTCGATGGTGGTCTGCCCACTCTCAATCCCTTTCAGGTTCATCGCCAGTCGCTCCACGTCCCTGGTTATCTCCCTGTCGGTCATTCTCGATGTCAGCACCTCCAGCTCTATTGTAACTATTCTCTTCTCCATAGACTATACTCCAAATACGGTCTTAGCCACTCGCGTATAGTACGCCCGCTGGCTGTAGCCGTTATATCCACCGTTAATCTTCTTTGTCACACCTCTGCAGTCGTCGGCATCGGCATACTTATTCAGATTGTTCCGCTTCCAGAACCACATCGACGCTTTCTGACACCCCGGCTGCTTTGCCAGCCATTCCGGGTGACCCATAAGGTCGCCCACACAATAGCCGCTGTCCTGATACGCTTGGTAGTTTGCGCGGCCTGTGCATTGCAGGTAGCCACGTCCCTTGAACCTCATGCCGTCGCCCGGCTTCACGTTTCCCAAGTCTTTACGGCCTTCGTACTGCTTACCGCTGGCGATCTCTTCCAGCCATTTCAGTTGCCCAGTCTCATGGGCCACCTGTGCTATGTAGTGCGCCACCCTCATCGGCGTGTTGATACCGAATGTCTCTGCGTAGTCGTTGAACGACTTCACAAACTCCTTCACGCGCTCACTCATTGCCTGCGGCATGATGCGCCTTATCTGTTGCTCTGTTATCTTCATTGCTTCTTCCCTTTCTTTTTTTACCGTGCACCTCGGCGGCGTTCTCGCCGTCGCTACTCCCGCCGACGTTACCCTTCTCCTTCTCTATCTCCTTGCGTATCGTCTCGTAAAGCAGCTCTATCTTGTGCGCGTCCTTAATCCCGATGCTCTTCGCCATCGCCTTTGCCACGTTCAGCGGGTCTGCCTTGCCATCCTTGATGCGCTTGCGGTTCTCCCACACGCTCACCGCCTCGATAGCAATCTCGCCCACGGCCACAAGGACACAGGCAATAGGTATCTTTAGCCACAAGCTCAGACAAGCATCTATGAACGCCGCCAAGAAGTACAGCATCAGATACGTCACGTCCTTCTCCGCCGTGGCACGCAGGCCGTAGCTCGTTGTCTTGAACTGTCCTGCCGCCCTTGATGCCTTGATACCAAAGTATAAGTCCATGAGGCTGGCCGCCAGCACCATTACTGCCATCATGCCGATAGCCAGTCCCCAGAGCTTGGCGGCCTCAACGTCGCCTGAGATAATGTGCCCAATAAACAATAACTGTTCCATGTTTTATGTCTTAAAGATTAAACACCAGCTTTTCCGGGTAGTCAGCCGTAATGTCATAAGAGAGAATATCCGACCTTTTGTTCAAGGCTTCTATCTCTGCCTTATGCTGTTCTGTCACGGCATAGCAGCTCATGGCATAGTCCTCCACGTCATCCAGTATCTGCCTGATGACCGTGATAGGCAGCGTCACAGGCTGCCCGTTGAAATATACGGTGTAATCATCATGGCCCTTCTTCTCACGCACGTCGCAGCTGTTCACGAGACCTACACGTGTCTCTTTGTCAAGCCAAGCCTTCTCGCCTCCAAACAAGAAGCAGTTCACCTCGTCGCTCTTGTCATACTCCTTCTGAAGCTGCACCAGCATCTCCTTAGCTATGACTGTCATTCTATCAATATTTTTCTCGTCAGCAGAAATAGTAATATTAGCAGCAATCTGGTTGAATTGCTTTTTATATACATACACTTCATACCACTCACCAAGGTTATCATCTATAGCCTTGTAACTATAGCTGAATATTATACGA